TTACTTTTTATGGAGCGTCATAATCCACCCTGGAGGGTTGATGTGGATGTTCTTCACTTGGTCTTCAGATAATAAGTTGAATTCAGAGATATCCTTCGCAAAACCCACGTCAGCATAAGGTTGCATACGAAAATCTCGACTCACCAAAAGCAGGGTGAACAAGCACAGGGCTGGAAGGGCAAACTTACCTGCTTTGCCGGCCTTAGAAATCATAAACAAAATAAAGCAGAAGAAAGCAAAATTAGTAACGAAAAAATATCTTTCGCCACTGCCCGGGATAAAAAATACTGGCCACTGTGGGTCTGTAATGCTCATCATTGGTTTAGCTAACGCAAACCCAATCATCAATGTGGGAAAAATGAGCGCGATCTTAAATCTCCATCCCGCCCGGAAGAAGTAGTACACTGCCGGTATGATAAAAAGAAGGAACAATGCCAGGCAGAGCCACTTATTGAATAGAATAAAAGGTATTGCGTCATTAGGCAAAAAGGTGCCAGCAATAATTCGATAGGATACAATTTTTATCAAAACACCTATCGATGCACCGAGAGGGGCAGAGGATCGAGCAGTGTCAGGAGATAAGAGTATAGCGGCTACCTGAATAACGCAGCAGGAAGCCATAATGAGATCGAAGGAATTAATTCCCTTTATAGCATTTAAAATACCGCCTCTTTCATAAACTCTTTTAATGAATAAGCATGGCGCGATAAATACAACAAATGGACCACTGAGCGAGCTCAGTATTAGCAGGCCATAATCATGGATCTTCCATGATACACTCTTTGGTTTTTCAGCCATCACAACCGCAACCAAATACATCGAAAGATACCAGTGGGAGTTAGTAGAGTTGGTATTATATGCTAACCTATTGAGTTAAAATGATTTTACTTATACCGAACACCTTGTGGGGCGCTGATGGGGCAAAATCGTTTAATTTACTGTTAAGAAGGTCAACCTGATCGTTGTTATTTTCGCTCATCCAGCGCCCATAAACGTTGTACACCATTTGAGCATTTCTGTGCCCCATCTGGCTGGCAATGAAGTTGGGGTTAGCTCCTGCAGAGAGTGACCAGCACGCGTATGTGTGGCGCGTCTGGTATGGCCGGCGGTGCCTGACGCCCGAACGTTTGATTATATTTTTCCACATGCCATTTATAGACATCACCGAATAGTTTCCCAGGCTTCTGCTGTTGGTATCCGTTACTGACGAGTTGAAAACGAATGTTAGTTCCGCTTCCTCTGTTCGGGCGTACTCTCTTCCGGAAACTCTGACAGCCTTTGGTTTGAGCATCCTGGTTATAGCCATCTGACTTTTCAGTGCCTCAATCGCTGGCGCTATAAGATGAACAACTCGTTCACCAGATACGGTTTTCGGCATGCAAAACTCACCCAAAGGCGTCAGGCTTCTACGAACCTTAACTGTCCCGTTAATCATATCTATATCCTCCCATGCCAGCGCACAAAGCTCACCGTGCCGCAAGCCCGTGTAGACGGCAAACGCCCAAAGATTTTTGATTTGTGGGTGAAGTGCCGCTTCGATCAACCTGACAAACTCATCTTTAGTGAGTGGGTCTGGTTCATTGCGGTCCTTTTTCATTGGGTTTATGCCTTCAGCGGGGTTGCTTTCCAGGTATCCATTTCGTACGGCGAACGAAAGCACCTCTTTGAGTAAAAAAATAGAGTTATTGACTGTAGATACGGCTCTTCCTTTTTTCGTTGATGGCTGGAACATTCTCTGAAATTGGGTTCCATTGAGCAGCTCATTTCTCAACCTGAGAACGTCCTCTTGCCGGATAGTGGATATTTTTCTGTCTTCGCCAAGCAAGAGGCATACCGTTTTCAGCCGAGCCCTCGTATTTTTCATCGTTATGGCGGTAATGGTCGGCTGTTTTAGGGCCAGAAATTTATCACACATTTCTTTCAGTGTGATAGTAATCATTTCTCTGGTTTTTTCGGACCTGGTTGAGTTGGGAAACTGCTCCTCATAGTTGAATGTTCCCGTTTTGATGCGGTACATGATCACCATGCGAAGCTCACCTGCCGCCTTTCTATTCTTCGGCGTGTCAGGCACACCAAGCGACTCACGCACTCTTTTACCCTGATAGACAAACCAGATCCGCAGAAAGCCGCCATGGTTTTCTACTCCGGTCGGATACGCTGACTTTGACATGCGTCTTCTCCATTGGTTGAAAGGGAGGTCAGGTTAAGCTTTTTTCCGCTCAGCCGCATCTGGTTGACGTTGCGCCTGAGCCTCGATCCACTTGTCGATGGCCTCGCGGTTGTACATTGCCTCACTGTTTGGTTTCGGATCGTTGACCGGAGAGAAGAGAAGGTACTCTCTGCCCTGTAGCCAGCAGTTCTCTCTGGCTCTCTTGATTGTGCCTGGTCGTAAACCAGTGATTGCGATCAGGACATCTTCAGTAACCCACTTGCTTGGCATCAGCTGAATTACGTTTTCCATATCTACTCCTTATCAGGCCAGTACCAGGCCACTATGCAGGCGATAAAAAAGGCGAGCCACAGAGTGAACTCGCCGGGGGAGATGTCGCTGAGGGTATTCATGCTGCACGGTCGTGACTTCTTGGTGCGCCGCGATAGCGAGGCTTCGGCTCCCGCGCTGGGCTGCAGATGGCGCTTTTTAGAATGACGTCCCAGTTTGCTTTTGTGTTGGGCACCCATGTGCCACCATCTCCGTCGAGCCATCCCGGCTTAACATCGGCTGCCATCTCCTCCAAGGCCGAGCAGGGAACAGCAAGAGTGTGGTAGCCATTGTTGTAATAGGAAGGATTAGAAATTACACGCTCATATCCATAACGGCCGGATGTCTCTAACCGTGCCCGATATCCACTGTCATCATGGCCCCACAGCGTAATATAAGGCTGGCGCCGCTCCGTCCACTTAACTGAAACTATGAAATATTGTTGCTCTTCAGACATAACAACTCCTCACGCAGAGCGCGATAGTGAATAGGGTGAGTGGGGCCGGGAGGATTACTTAGACTTGAGTGCTTCTTTTTCTGACTTCGTGGCCAGGCGCGCATACCCCATGCGGCTGCGGATCAAGACGGGCTCATCCTTCTTCCACTTTGCCACCTCGCTTTCGCGGTACTTACGAGGCGCGTTTCCATTAACCGACGCAATTACGTGGTCTTCGTGCACCTCTTTAATGCTCACGCGATACATTGACACGGTGTTAATGGTGGTATTGCCCATTTTATGGCGGGAAAGGCTATACACAGTATCGCCTGGCTTTAATGACTTAATCTTCACGCAACGCTCCTCTGCTTCTGCGCCCATAATAATCGTTCATGGTCCTCGCGACACCCTGCATCGCAGTAATGCCCCTTGCTTATCGTCTCCTCGCAGTAGTGACATTTGCCGGTGAACTCGACCGCCGGCCGTGGCCTGTTCGCCAGCGCTACCTCAATCATCTGCTGCTCTCTTGCTGCCGCTTCATCTGCTGCATCTGGAAAATTCATACAGCCTCCTTAATCGCCTGTTCGCATTGCTCAGACACCCGGCGAATATGCCGTTCCATCTCCTGCAGCGACTGCACATCCGACATCTGCACGTCCAAATGAATAAGGCCAGCAATTGCCTGGCTGAGCTTCGGGAAGTAGCCGACCAGTGACAGGTATTCCCCGCCGGCGTTCTTTCCTTCCTTCACGACTTTCCTCTCCTGCACGATGAACTGGAACTGGTCAGCGGTCAGGACGTACTTGTCACCAATATTAATTTTCATGGTTATCTCCAAAATTCAGGCAATAAAAAAACCGCCTCGTGGGCGGTCATTTCGTTAACTGTTTTCTTTGTGCGTCACTCAGCGCAGAACTTCTCGTAGGCGAACACGAATGCGGCATTCTCCGATTCAAACAGGCTGTCGCTTAACCTGAACCATTCATTGCCCACGCACTCCATCACGTCCCAGCCACCCTTGCGCGGCCAGATTACGAAGCGCACCGGGTCGTAGCGGTGAAATATCTCATTCTTGGTGAGCTTCTCACCCTTATCGAGCATGTAGAACGCTACTGCGCCACTTACGAATTTGCGCATATATCCACCAATATACTGTTTATGCGAACAGTATATCAGAGGTGGTCAGATGGGGAAGGCGCTGCTGCCAGCATATCGTCATAGATTTCCCGCGCCATATAGCTAGTAACGCAGCCCCCTTTCCCCGCGCTAATCATCTCAGGCGTTGGCTCAACCGGCACTATCTTCCAGCCATCGGGCACTGCTGGCGCGGTGGCGTTCATGGCTGCTGGCAGCGGGTCACGAAAAACGGCTGCGATTCGACCCATCAGATCAGCCTGAATTTCCTCCGGCGTCTCAGGCTCACCCGGCGAGCCTATTCCCGCGCAAAAGTCGGACACCTCGCTTTCAATCAGCAGGCGAAGCGTTGGAAGAGTCAGCGCGGCAACGGGCGGGGCAGCCAGTGCAGCCAGGGCGATTTCCATCAGCTCGACCATATAGCGCATATTCGGGTTCGCTTCTGATGCGACTTTCCAGCGTTTGATCTCGATATTGCAAAGTCCAGCCAGCGCCTTTCTCTGCTCTTCCGTAAATTGCATCATTTGGCCTCCTGCATATTTGCATTGAGAAAGTCAGCCACTTCATGCGCGGTTGCTCTAGCCACTGTCTCTGAGCACTCATCGCAGCCGAGATAAAACAGCCCTGAGACCTCATGCAGTCTGAGAAGGCCATCTTTGACGCTGGTATTTTTGACGACTGTGGCATCCCATGTGAGCGACTTGCTGCCACATCGGGGCAGCATACGATGTCAGTTAGTTGCTTCATTTGGCCTCCTGTGAGCGGAGTTGGGCAGCGAAATCATCAGCGCCCAAAGCGATCATTTTGCAAACCGATAGTTCGGTCGCGTCACTGCGAAGACGAGCTGCGAACATCTCCACGCCCTCAGCCCGCACAGAGTTGAGGTAGGCGTTAATGTCCGGGGTATTGAGCAGGCATTTAAATCCAGCGTTATTGGCATACTGAATTGCGATTTTTGCTGCGGCGCACTCAACTGCAAACTTTTCCCGCTCCGCCGCCAGCGCATCCAGCTTTTGCTGCAGGGCGGCATTTTCTGCAACCACATCGTTGTAGGCGTCAAGTCGCACGTAAAGCCTGTCGTCGCCCAGGTATGGGCCTTTATAAATCGCAACTTCACTCATCTGTCATCTCCTGAGCCGCTGAGCGGCGAAATAGTTAGCCAGCCTTTTTGCGCTCTTCACGGAACGACACGCGACACTGATACGCCATGCGGCGAACAGATTCGTATGAGCGGTTAAGTTGTCTGGCGATTAATTTGGGCGGGGTAGTTGCTGCGAGTTCTTTGAGGATGCCGAGCTCTGTGTAAGTCCACCGTCGGCCGAGGCTTATCTGGTTGCCCCGGCGTTTGTAGTCGGGCGTTTGTATCATGCAGCCTCCTTGCCGCGGTTAAGAATCGCCTCCACTTCCTTTTCCAGTTCGGCGATAAACTTCTTCACCTCTGCCGTAATTTCATCAACAAGCTGGCTGTCCAGCGCTACACGGGTTTCAAAGTAAGCCAGTTCAGGGGGCAGCCTGTCGTCGTAACTGACGAAGTCGCACCAGTTACGGCCAGTACACATCATCTGCGCGTGCATCTGCAGGAGATACTTTCTTGCCGGTTGGCCGGTCTTCAGCGTTTCGAGATGCGTCCAGGTGTTCGGGCATTTAATTTCCAGAAGCCCGTCGCTATTGACCAGACCGTCCGGGCTGGCTCCGAATCCCTTCAGGGTTGGGTGGTTAACAAATCCCGCTTCGTTAACGTTGGCGTCAAACTGATTCAGCACATACATTTCTCGCGCGACCGGCTCCAGCTCCGTACCGCGCTGCATTGCTGCATTACTGAATCCTTCCTGAGATTTCCCGGTCAGACGCTGGCAGATAAGCTCTGCCATATAGTTCTGCCGGCTGGCAGCGTAGCCTGACTTTGTCTTTGCCATTACGTCAGCCAGTCGGCTTGCTGTGACCTTTCCACAGCGCGCCGCGAACCACTCGTCAGTTCTCTGTTCCATTCGGCACCTCGCTGAATTCTGCGTCTATAGCGATGCTGTTTTTGATGCGCTCTTTCTCTGCGTTGCCGATAATCTGGCGCTCTTCCTGGCTGAGGTTCTTCCATGTCTCAGCGAATATTTCGAGGCTTATTTGCGCAGCTTCTTCGCACTTCGCAATCAGAGCTGGACGGCGTCCGTCGCTTTCCTTGCCTGCGGTAACACCTGCTGGAGTGCTCTCGATAATCCGCTCTGCTTCGTCCTGGTCAAATATGCCGGCGAAACCGAATGCCATGCGGGCGCACTGGATAAGTGACTTATGGCGAAGCATGCGGGTAGGGTGTGACTGCCATGGCTGCGTATTGCGCTTACACTCCGCCATGTACTCAGTTACTACGGTCGGATGATTGCGGTCTTTGCGGTAAATCTTGCAGGTACTGGCGCCTTCTTCCTTGTCGTAAATGAACTCCATGCCATCAAACTGCGGATGCTCGTTGATGATGCGAGCCCAGCCATCAACGCCAACGACCGGAACGATGCCGCCTTTATCAGGAAAGGCGTAAATCTCTTTCGTCCACGGGTTGAGGCCGAACTGGTTAGCAACAATGAGCAGGGCGGTGAACTGCTCATCCGTGACGTTGCCACCTTTGAACGCTGTATTCTTCAGCGTGTTCATCAGGTCGGTGCCGGGGTCCATTCCAAGGCGTTCTGCCAGCTTGCCGGCCATCGTTGTTAATGCAGTTGTCATCACGCTACCTCGTCATAGCTGTTTTTGTTTTTCCAGATACCGATCGCCATTTCCCGCTTTGCCACCTTCACCAGCGCATCGCGCAGGAAGTTTTCGGCGGCTTCGTACTGCTCGTCGTCTTCGTCGACCATTTCTATGGCCGGGTAATCGAAGTGCTTCGGCAGGAACGCGCACAGCGCGGTCATCAGCGGGTTAATCTTGTGCCGCTCCATCATCGCGTCAACTTCATCACCGATGCGCTCTAAATCGGTCTCAGAGAGGTTTTTCATGATCTCTTCGACTTCCTGCTTAGCACGCCATGAAAGTTTCACTGGTGCGCCCTCCGTAACAACAGCATTGCCATAGCCCATTTCGCGCTGTCGCCGAACAGATGGGCCTCACGTGAAAGCTCCTGCGCTTTCTGGAAATAGCGGATTCTCATGGCTGGCCTCTTTGGTTCAGGGTTTCGATGAGAGAACGCCAGCCAGCACGAAGGCGGCGAGTAATGGTTTCGAGTAAAGATTCAGAGCAGCCAGCAACGGGCCACCCTGCAACGGCGATCTGTTGCATGGCTTATTCCTTGTTGTGAGTGGATTATTTAGTTTTCAGAAAAAATTCGCCGTGGTTTTGTTTAGCGAATTCTTGGTACTTTTTGATGGCATCTTCTTTGTTAGCAAACAGGCCTAGGTAAATTTTCTTGCCATCAATCTTTCCAGTAGCTCTCCACCTCCGTTTCCGCTTGACCCAATCAACCCCCTTGCACCCAGATGTATTGGCGCAAGATAGCTTGCTGTTCATCATGTTCTGGGAGTAATCGGCTTCTCTTAGGTTGCAGAATCGGTTGTCGCGCTTATCGCCATTGATATGATCAATAAGCTTTTCTGGGGGGCTTCCTGTCATGTAATACCAGGCAAGTCTGTGAGCAAAATAAACGCGCCTGTTTATGCATATTCGGGTGTATTCAGAGCCGCTATTGGATCCTGCTGGCCTTTCTTTTTGGTATTTGGTTAATGCTTTCTTTGTAAACAACCCCGTATCAGGGTCATAGCGAAAATTCTTTGTGAGCTCCTCCCAAGAAAGGTGGGCACTCATATCTAATGGCTTCACGTTTCTATAGCCTCAAAAAATGGCCCCTGCATTCCTGCAGGAGCCAAAGGCGAAAAACTCTCGTACCGCATTGCGGCTCATTACGCGTCTGGTGCAAATGCACCGCAATGACCTGTCAAAACAGGTCATTGCGGTGTCACTCAAGGCTGACGCCACAGAAAGGGCAGTGACTCATCTTCACGGCCATTTCTTTGCGGCTGGCGTTCTTAGCGCGGCTGCCGTCTTTCTTGCGTGGATACCAGCCCATTTTGTAATTGAGCATCACGCGAATTTTGCCATCGCCGAGCGACATGACTTGATTGTCCCAGCCGCTGGCTCCCCAGCTTTCGTCGATTTCGGCATCATCCGGTTTGCTTTTGAGCATCTGCTCCCGGACCTTCTGGCCAACCTCTTCAATGCAATTGCACATCGTTACTCTCCTGAATTCGGGCGTAAAAAAAGCCGCTTATGCGGCAAGTAATTTAATTTTTTCTGGCTAAACCTGAGAAGGGTGCCAGGGTTAGCTACCACTAACTAAAATTTAAGCGGAGTCTCCTAATGGGCCGGGTTAAGTTTCGGTGCCCTGAGTGCGGAGCTCGCCGTTTTCAGTTCACCTTTCAAGACGAAAAAAAACATACTCCGCATGGGGCTGTCTGTTCCCTATGCGGGAAACAGGTTAAAGCCAGCAATCTGTACCAGCTTCACCTCGCTTACCGACGCAGAAGCTGGGATGAAAGAGATTAGATAAGCGGTACGCTTTTCCCGCGCATCTTCTGCACTGCGTGAATCTGACGACCAGCTTCGTTGCTGACCTTCTGGTATTTGGTGCTAACGCGCAGTGCTACTTCATCGTTCTTTTCACGAAAGCTCGGCGCCAATACAGCGCGCGAGACGCGCTCGGCACTGACGTCAACGCGTGCTTTGCCTTCTGCCGCTTCTGCACGGCGTTTTGCGATCAGTTCGCCACGCTTGAGGTAGCGACGGCTGACGCTGTTGGTAGCTGCAAACATATTTACCTCCGGTAATTGGCTTAGGTGATTGGATGGCCGGTGCTGATCTCCGGCTTTCGGAAGTCGGCAGCTTGTTCATAGCCTGAGCCGTGTCCGCCACGCTCGATCCGACTGAAATCTATGTCGGCATGGGTGCCGCTGCCTTATCGCGCATCAGCCTGCGCATTCATCCAATCCCAAAGCCAACTGCTCTTTGGTCTCCCACAAGGGCGGGAGAAATAAACCCCATCAATGTTAAAGAGCGATCCAACATCCTATTGGGTACTGCGTCCTGCTGATGGAAAGGATATTCACATATTGTGATTTAATGGTCAATCACGATTTGTGTATAAAATGCGTGTAACACGTTATGTGTATGATTTCGGTGTGAATTTATTTTTGGCGGTGATCGGCAGGCACAAAAAAGCCCGTCACTCGAGGAGAGATGACGGGCAACGTGGTAGATAGCGAGTTGCTTTTAGAATCCCACCCATGACACACGATTTATCTGGCTGGTCTGCTCATAATAATAACCACGCTTCAATATGCAAGCGTAAGCGGTTGATTTAATTAGCGGTTGCGCTTATTTCATAAAAAAAGCCCGCTGCAAGAGCGGGCAATTGAAACATCGCTTCAAATGGGGAAAGCCATCGCACACAGCAAATGTGCTCTACAATCTTAGGCAATTGCCGCTGCGCTGCTGTAAAAGATAGCGCAGTAATTTTACTCGTCAGGATTGCGTTACTTGATGTATTGAAAAGAAAAAAGCCCGCTCAGTGGCGGGTTGCAGGTTTAGCAGCAGAGTGCAGGAGAATGAAAAAAGTGCAGGAGTAAAGAAAAGGTGCAGGTGGTGCAGGTATGAAAAGCCCGGCGCGGTGGCCGGGATACTTAAGCAACCAGTGATTCAATCCAGGTGTCCCTGTTATGGAAAGGAAGCACAAGGGCGCTATCGTTGAACAGCAATGACAGCTGTTGCAGTTCGGGACTTAATCCCTCGCTATCGACAATAACGAATCGATTGCTGATTTGAGGTACTGAGTGACTAATATCTACAATCTTTCCAACTGTAGAGTGGGCTGTATTCCAGCCTCTTGAGCCTGAAAGGCTGACAGTGAATCCTCTCTTAGGTGCAAGAAGTTTTGATTCTTGTTTAAGCGTTATGGGAATAGTAATGTCATGACCACTTATTCCTCTCACTTTTTCTTTAAGAGAAAGCCTGGCGCCTAGCCCCTGCGATTTCAGGTAGCTAATGACACACTTTTCAAACCGGTCATCTTTAACTTCTGCATACCAATCAGCCGATTGGGCTGAGGCAAGTAACCCACCTCGAATGACATTTGCCGTCATTGACCCGACATTCTTTTCTGTTGCCCATGCCGAAATCTCACCAGACTCGTTAAGTGTCACGCCTTGAGAGGCTAGAGAAGCCCGGATGAGATCGATTTTTCTTTTTGTCAGGTTTATCCCTCGAGACTCAATGTTCATCAAGGTGTCGCAGTAATCGGTTATGCGATATTGCCCACTCATCTCTTGAACAAAGACGCTGATTTGTTCGCTATCATCATAGTACGTGAACGGGCTAATGACGCGCAGCAGTGTATCGCTCATTGGGTGACATTCGAACCCGAGCTTAGTTATGACTGTTGAACACGTTACATTTCCCATGATAGCTGGCCTGAGTTGTCTTGATGTGGCAAAGGAGGGTTGCCTGTATAAGTGATATTAAGCGCAGAACAGAAGTAATTCCAGTAGCCAAAGAAGTCGTCTGGTTTGATGTCTACATCTAGCTTTAATGCAACCTCTTCCCCAGCAGACTCAAAGTACAGGTGGTAATGAGGTCCAATGGCCACGTCAACGAAATCAGGATGATCAACCTTGCTTCTGTTACGGTGAGGCTTGTTGTCGGCAGGATATGGGTCTAGAGCAAACACCCTGCGGTCATGCAAAAACATGACATAAGAAAGTTTGACAATATCCACGCCCTCGACAATTGGATAACGCCAATGCAGCATAAATCTTATGCCAACTAAGGGGTTTCCATTGCCATCAAAAGCTTTAAGGTCGAGCTTATACCAGATTGGCGTCCTGCCTTCGCTAGCATTCCAGGCTACCCCCGAGAAGGTGACTCTTTTTGGAACGCTAATGGCATCATCAACCTGTTTTTGTGTAGGCCTGAAATCATCTTTCTTAGCCACTGAATGTTTTCATCCTGAATAAATTTAAGAAATTGGTTTTCTATCTCACCCAAACGTCTCTTCCGGCCACTGAGCCTTAACCACCTTGCCGATGATTCTAATGCTGTGGTCACAGTCCAGAATCCTGTATGCAGGGTTCAGCGGCACAAGGTAACTAACGCCGCCATCCAGCTCGTACTTCTTGAAAGTTGCCTCTGAATCACCATTCGCTGAAGCGACGCAGAAGTCGCCCGTCTCAACCGGTTCGGCCGGATCAACCAGAATCAGCATGCCCTCTGGAAAGCTCGGACGGACGCCTTGCGGTGCCGTCATAGAGTGACCTTTTACCTCAAGCCAGAAAGCGTTCTCGCTGGCTTTCTTTGTCGTTGCCACCCATGCCTTAGCATCGCTCGCGGTGTAGCTGCCCACTTCAGAAAATGGGCCAGCCTGGACGTAGGCGAACAATGGGTATTCGTATTGCTTGAAAACAGAATCGGCTTCATCGCCAAACATGATTTTGGCTGGTGATACTCCAAGGGCTGAGCCAAGGACTACCGCGTCGTCAGCACTTACCTTACGCGTGCCTAATTCATAATTCCCCAGACGAGACGGAGCTGCCCAACCGCAAAGTTTGGCTAGCTGTACCTGGCTAAGTCCTTTTGCTTCACGCAGGGATTTGATCCTTTCCCCGATTAACTCATGCATTGTTTTCATCCAGTAAATTTACCACGGTTCGTGATTGCACTCCGTACACGAATTGAGGTTGACTGTTAATCACATTTTGTGTGTAATGGTTCTGCATTTAATGTTATGGAGGCTGCAATGAACAACATTGCTCAGCAGCGAAAAAAAATCGGAGTTTCGCAAGCTGTCTTGGCTTCAGCCATTGGTTGGGGTCAATCCCGTATCGCCAACTATGAACTGAACATCCGTACTCCAAGCCTTAATGACTGTCGAGCAATCATTGAAGGTTTAAAAAAACTGGGCTGCAAGTGCTCGCTGGATGAAGTTTTCCCACCGTCCAAAGACAAAGCAGCTTAAGCATTACCGCTCTTTAACACTCTGAAACCCGTCCCCGCCCGTGTGGGGAAACCTTAAGTGACTTGCTCACCGAAATGTCGCGCAACCAATTAACCAACAAAGGAATTATCCAAGATGGAACATGCAACTCAAAGCAAGAACGCGCGCCGCATTGAATCGGCGTTGCTGAACAAGCTGGCGTCTATCAGCCAGAAAACATTCGCGGAAAAGCTGGGGATCGCTGAATACCAGGTCAGCCGCATGAAGAAGAACTTTTTCCGCCAGATGAGCATGGCTATCGACATCCTCGAATACGGAATTGTTGATGACGATGCTGCGCAGTTGGCTAAAGCGGTGGCGAAGGAAGTGGCCCTGATTCTGGGCAAAGAAAAGGCCCCGAGCTGCGCGAACAGCTTCGAGGCCTGATGCGAAAAGACTGGATCAATTCACAGGGGTAATTATGAAACAAGTGGCTGAAGTTTTCAATCTCGGAGGCGCCAATGGCTAAGAACTCAATCGACGCTTACGGCGCCAGTGGCAAAAGCAATGTGCTGTTTTTCGAACCGGTCGCCCTGTATCTGGTTACTGACCCGGCGCACCCGCTTTATGACGAGCGTATTCATCTGCCTATCGACGAAGCGATGGTGCTGAACATCATGGATCAGGGCGTTCTGGAGCCTGTTCTGTGCTGGAAAGATCCCGAATCCGGCAAGGTCTGCGTTGTCGACGGTCGTCAGCGGGTCCGGCATAGCCTGGAGGCAAATATTCGCCTGGCGGCAGAAGGTAAAGAACCGGTACTCGTGCCAGCAATCGCTAAGCGGGGATCAGCAGTGCGCATGTCCCAGTACATGGTCAGCGCGAACGAAATCCGGCGTGCCGATACCCCACTGGGGCGGGCGAAGAAGATGGCGGCGATGCTTGAACGCGGACACGATGAGCAGGATTTAGGACTGCTTTTCGGCTGCAGCCTTCAGACCGTAAAAGCGACCATGTCGCTGCTGGATTGCACGCAGGCAGTGCAGGATGCAGTGGAGGGCGGACAGGTCACAGTCACTCATGCTCGCCAGCTGTCAACAATGCCGCCGGAAGAACAACGCGCCAAGGTGAAGGAACTGACGCAAGTCGGCGCAGAAGTGAAGGGCCATGAAAGAGCCCGCCGTCAGCGCGCCGTGATGGGCGAAAGCAAACCCCGCATGAGATCCCGCAAAGAAATTACCCATGCACTGACAGAGGCAACCGGCGATTACGCTGCAGCGCTCCGTTGGGTGTTAGGTGATGCAACAGAGCCGGAGGAGGCAACATGAGCCTCGCTCTTGCAAATGTAACACCAATCAGGCCCGAACTCCGGGTCGTGGAGCAACGTGTGGCAGACACAGACGACGGATATACGCGTCTGGCAAACGAGCTGTACGAAGAGCTGATAGGGGCCAACCTGACCAGGAATCAGGCGAAGGTTGCGCATGCTGTTTGCCGGAAAACATACGGTTTCAACAAAAAGATGGATCGCATTGCTGACAGCCAGATAAGCCAACTCACCAGACTGCCGCGGCAGAAGGTGAACAAGGCGAAAAACGAGCTTATTCAGATGGGGGTTTTGGTCCGGGAAGGCATGCTAATCGGGCCTAATAAGAACCTCGCTGAGTGGCAAATTCCAGAGTGTCACCAAGATGGTGTCACTGTCACCAAAACAGTGACAAAAAGTGTCACCAAAACGGTGACAGGGTTGTCACCAAAACAGGGACACACAAAAGACACTATTACAAAAGACAAAAAAGACATTAAAAATACGTCCGAGAATTCTGGCGAATCCTCTGACGAGCGTCTGAAAAGTCTTCCTGTTGTCCGGCCTGATGCAGCGATTCATTCACCGAAAGGAGACAAGTGGGGAAACGCTGACGACCTTCTGGCTGCTCAGTGGATATTCAGCCGGGTTCAGGTGATCACCCCGACAGCACAGCAACCCAACTGGCCAGCCTGGGCAAACGACATTCGCCTGATGCGCGATTCCCTGAAGGTCAGCCACCGGGAAATCTGCGAAGTATTCACCTGGGCGAACGGCAATCAGTTCTGGCAGACAAATATCCTCAGCCCGTCGAAGCTGCGAAAGCAATGGGCGACCCTTAAAGCGCAGATGAGCCAGCCGGCTCGCAACGCGCCATCCAGTTCACAGCAGCAGATTCCACACTGGAACGACCGCAGAGAGTGGGAGGAAAATTTCATATGAGAAACCTCGTAGCCGCAATAAACAACCGCGACAGCAGCGCGCTGGCCCGCATGGCTGGTGACGGCCCGCAGCCGGTAGATCGTGGCGTCAACGAAACCGTTGAGCGTCTGGTCGACATGCTGTTCATGAGCCTCAAGCAGGTTTTTCCTGCATCGGTCAGCACTGCGCTGAAAGACCCGCGGGACGAAGCCTCGGCAAAGCGCCAGTGGGTTATCGCTTTCGCAGAGAACGACATCAGCAAGAAGCAGCAGCTGTCGGCCGGCATGAAGCACGCCCGCGCCAGTGCCTCGCCGTTCTGGCCGTCGCCGGGCCAGTTTATCCAGTGGTGTAAGCAGGGCGAACTCCGCTCCGCTGGTCTGCCGGACGAAGACGGCCTGTATGACATGGTGATGAAGTACTCCGCCCGCCGCGGTCTGATCGACAGCCCTGAGGCGTATCCGTGGGAAAGCAACGCCGCATACTGGATGGTCACCGGCCTGTACAGCACCATGCGCGCCAACAACCTCTCCGAGTCTGAGCTGCGTGCAAAATGCCGCGCCGAGCTTCGCAAAATGGCGTCGCGCATCGAGTCTGGCGAAGAAATTCCGCCACCGCGCGCGCAGCTGGAGAAAATGTATATGCCAACCGCCAGCGAAAAGGCTCTGGACAACGTTGCCCGGCTGAAAGCACTCGTCAGGAAAGGGAGGTAATCATGAGCGAAAGCATCAGAAACAGCTTCGAGCGTTTTTATCACAGCGTTCACGGCGACAAGCACAGCATGACCCGATCGCACCTCGGCTATCAGGATGAAACTGTCGACCGCGCGTTTTTCTTCTGGCTGGCAGGACGGGAAGGAGCAAGGGCATGACGCAGGTAACGCAGCTGATTATCCGACCTTCGCAGGACCAGACGCGCAACCTGGTGCTGGCGATCATTGACGTCGCCCGGAAGCAACCGGCATCGCAGGACACGCTGACGCATATCAGCACGCTGGCCGCAGAAGCTGTCGACCTGATGGGCTGTCAGTCACCTGATGATGCGCCACCACTCAGGAGCAGCAAGCAAGTCACCATCTCAAAGCGAGATTACCGGCAGATCTGCAACGCCTACATCAACGCCGTGAACGCCCAGCAGCAGCTCCTCATGGTTCATCGGGGTGACAAACCTTTTTCAGATGCAGCCGTAGGGCGCCTGGAAGATGCGTTTCACGTAATTATTCAGCAACTGAAGGAGGTTGTTGATGGAGATACCGAAAGAGGGCCTTCGGCTTCATAAGACTAACTTCAACGCCATCGGGCAACAGCTTCAACCTCTGCTCGAATCCGGCGACTGCTACCGCCTCATCTTAAAGCCCTGGCGGGACAAGAGAAGCCTTTCACAAAATGCCCTTTCCCATGTTTGGTACGAACAGCTTAGCGAATACCTCATCCGCCGCGGGAAAACCATCGCTACCAAAGAGTGGGTCAAAGACGCCATGAAGCACACCTATCTCGGCTATGAGCAGCGAGAAATGGTCGATGTTATCACCGGCGAGAAAACCACAATCAGTTCGCTTCGCCACACCTCAGATCTTGATACGGGAGAGATGCACTTTTTCCTGACGCAGGTAGAGGGCTGGGCTTTAAACATCGGCTGCAAACTGACGGTGCCGGCCGACAGCGAATACATGAATCTGAAGGAAAAACAAAATGGGTAAGCACTACACCACCGTTGAGATTAGAGCGATACGGGAAATGGGCCAGACCATGACGGCTGCGGAGATCGGAAAGCGTTTGGGTCGCTCACCAAGCTCGATTTATTGCGCCGCATCCGCATACGGCATCAGCCTCAATACCGGCTGTCGAAAGCATCACACCATGGAGCAGGTGCGGGAAGTAGTCCGACTTCGCCGCAGCGGCATGACGTTTAAGCAGGTTTCAGAGGCTACTGGCGTAGCGCTGTCATCATGCATGTACCTGTTCAGGACGCACGCATGAAAAAGACCTGGTTCACTCATGATCCGGTAAATACCGACACCGCCAACGAACTCCTTTCACGCTACGCCGCCCGCAACATACAAGCCCAAAAGACACTCGCTGCCGATCCCCGCTTCTGGCTGGTCAGCGCGCTGCTGCCTGAAGGGAATCGCGAACCACGGAGAGACACAACCTATGAGCACAAATGCTGGGCGTAATCGCTGCTGTAGCTGCAACACCGTGCTGACCAGTGAAGATAAATACCGATTCGGGATGAGCTGTGAAATCTGCGAAGAAGACAACTGGTTCTACGAGCACTTCGATTACGTCCCGTTCCACACCATCTGGCGATACGCCTGCTATCAGCTGCGCTGGCTGCGGTTCAGCATTGCCGCCGGAATGGGTGTATGCCTGCGCCCGCTGCTGCGCCGGCTGGATGCAAGACGACAACCTAAGAATGCACGGAGGGGACGATGAGTAAATTACGCAAAGAAGCGCGGGGCAGGGAATGTCAAGTGAGGCTTCCAGGCATATGCAATGGCAACTCGGAAACAGTCGTTCTCGCGCATTACCGGATGGTCGGCATTTGCGGCACAGGAATGAAGCCTGACGACCTTTTCGCCGCTTGGGCATGCTCATCCTGTCATGACGAGATAGACCGGCGTACGCGTCGCTGTGAAGTGACTGAGGCTCGCATCGCACATCTCGAAGGCGTCATCAGGACGCAGGATGCTTTGCTCAGAGAGGGGAAGCTAAGGCGATGAATGAATACAGGCTCGAATTACCCTGGCCGCCCGGAAACAATCATCTCTTCTCAGTGTTCCGCGGACGAAAGATAAAAAGCAAGAAGGGAAGGGAATACACCGCAGCAGTAACCAGACAAATCACCGAAGCAAATCAGCAATACCAACTGGCCGGCAGGCTAAAAGTAAAAATCCTCGCATATCCACCTACACGCGCCCGGCGTGACCTCGACAACCTATTCAAAGCCCCTCTTGACTCGCTCACCCATGCAGGCGTCATCGCTGACGACAGCCTCATTGATGACGTGCGCATGGTGCGCTGTGAAGTGGTTAAGGGCGGCAGGCTGGAAATCATAATCACAGAGATGGAGGCAGCATGAAATGCAAAGTCGATGGTTGTGACCGTGAAAGCGACTACATCTCGCAACAGGTCTGCCAGAAGCACTATTTCCGCATGCTGAGATACGGTACTTACGAATTAACCACAGTAGGAAAGCGTAGTTTTCGTTCTCAAAACTCCAAAGGCTATCAGATGCTTCACATTCCAGATCATCCATTAGCTATGGCAAACGGTTCAGTCTATGAACACCGTAAAGTGGTTTATGACCGATACGGAGCAAACCTTCCCCCGTGTGAGAAATGTGGAAAAGCCGTTACCTGGAAGACTACACATATCGATCATAAGGATGAGGTCGTTCACCACAATGAACCGGATAATCTCAGGGTACTTTGCCGGGCATGCAACGTTATGCGTTCTCGTGTGCATATTCCCCAGCATACGGTTAAAGGGAGACATTCGGTGACTTACAACGGTGAGACTAAAACACCAACTGAATGGTCTAGAGATTCACGTGTTCGGGTATCTCATTCCACGATCGTCAGGCGTTTAAAAAGCGGAATGACTGCTGAAGAAGCCTTATTTTCTGAAAAGGTTACTCACCGATCTGTTAAAGCAAAAAATCGACAGCCAGCTTACGGCGAGTATCAGGGACCGAGAAAGGAGAGCAGAGCATGAGCTTAGAAGCGACAGCCAAGTACCATTACGCGAAGACCCAGAACTTCAGCGGCATGGCACCCCAAACTTCACCAGACACGCTTACAGGCACTGATTACATCGCAGCTATGGGTATGACCATGTCCCGCGCCGCTATGGGTTACTGCGCTTTTATGGGCAAGATTGGAGTAAGCGAGAACGACGCCCGACGCGCCGTATCCCTGTTAACTGATTTTGCACTCCACACCTGCGACCGGGTTGCCGCCCTTCGCAAGCTTGAAACAGATATTAAACCAGCCGTGATGCAAGTGCTCGCAACTTACGCCTATCTCGATTATTGCCGCAGCGCTGCCAGCGTAAAGCCGTGCGAGTGCTGCAACGCCTCCGGTTTTATTGCAGCTGAAGTCGTGACAATGAAGTCGATGCTGTCCGGCGCCGGCCGACGCGAAGTGCGTGAGCAGGTCCGGGTGCGCTGCAAAACATGCGCAGGCAAAGGCGTTGTGTCTTCGGCGTGCCGGGACTGTAACGGGCGAGGGCGCGCGGTGATGCGCAAAGAGTCAGAGCGGCAGGGCGTACCGGTAATGGGGGACTGTAAGCGCTGCTGCGGTCGGGGATATGAGCGCATCCCGTCTACAGAGGCCCACGCTGCAGTTTGTGACGTAACTGATGCCATCAGCCTGGATACTTGGAAGAAGAGCGTGAAGGCGTTCTATGAAACGCTCATAGGCAAGCTGGAGATAGAGGAGTCGTGGGCCAATGCAGCGCTGAACAAGGTCACTGCATAGAGTTAAATAAAATAGCCTGTTATTTTATCGCAGGCTATTTACTTTTCCCGAAACTGGGGATACGATTCCTAACAGTGAAAGCTACGTCTTGTTGTTGAGCGGCAACAAACAAAGCAGTCCACGGCTTTAAAGTGGACAGAAATAGCCCTGCGGATTCATGCCGTGGGGCTTTTTTTTGGTCTGAATCCGGGTGAGAAGCACAGCGGTTGTGCGTTCGGCTGTTAACCGATTGGTCGCTGGTTCGAATCCAGCCTTGCCCGCCAGATATCAAGGCACTGCTTCGGCGGTGCTTTTCTGTTTTCGCCCCTGCCAATCACTGCACACTTCGGATTTCCCAATCGTGGCAGAGGGCGATTTTTATCCATAAAAAAATCCGCGCTCAGGCGGATTCTTCAACGTTGACTACGCAACGGCAGGGCGGTGCTTTTCTCTCTCGACAAGATTAAAGCTAACCGGGCTTGCTCAGTTCAGAAAGTAGACAATTCCTAATTGAGCCAGCTCCCTCACCGAGGGGGTCACATGAGTATCGATATGAGCAAACTGGCTTCAGGCGCAGCGTATGGCGCGTCAGCCGGGACGATTGCCAACGGTCTTCTGACCCGGCTTAGTCCCGATGAGTGGAGCGCTGTAGGCGTCCTGGCCGGTATTCTGGTCGCCCTGCTAACGCTCGGCATCAACTGGTATTACAAACGCAAAGCCACGCTGGCGCAGATCAAAGCGCTTCAACGCTGGCCCACCGCGCCCGACCTCACCGAGGAATAACCATGGCAATGTCAAATTCACTGCGCAACAAGCTGATTGCTGCTGCAGGCGGCGGGTCCATGCTTATCGCCACAATATTCCTCGGCGGCAAGGACGGTGTAGAAGGGCGCGTGTACGAACCCTATAAGGACGTTGCCGGCGTCTGGACGGTCTGTGACGGGCATACCGGATCCGACATTGTCAAAGGCAGGAAGTACAGCGACCGCGAATGCGATCGGCTGCTGTGGAATGACCTGCAGCCGGTAAAGAAAACGGTAGATGGTCTGGTCAAAGTCCCGCTGAGTGAATATCAGCGCGCTGCACTCTACAGCTTCACCTACAACGTTGGCTCCGGCTCGTTCTCTAAATCGACGCTGCTGAAGAAGCTGAATGCGGGCGATCAGGACGGAGCATGCGAAGAGCTGCGCCGCTGGGTATATGCCGGCGGCATGAAGTGGCGCGGCCTGATGAACCGTCGCGACATGGAGCGCTCAATGTGCCTGGCGGAGAGCGCCGATGACCTTAAGCAGAATTAAGTGGGATGCAGTCGCCATCGCGGTGCTGCTCCTGCTGGTCATCGTGCTGTGCGTCACCGTAAAGCTCCAGTCATCATCCAAAGCTCTTCTCACTCAGCAAAACGAGCAGCTGAAGCAGGAAAAGACATCAGCCGAGGCGATCACGACTAACGTCCTGAAGGCTACGGCACTCTTCAACGATATCGCCCAGGCAACCCACGATGACAATCAGGCCAGCAATGCAGAAAGCGAGCAAAGGGTGGTTGTCATCCGGGAGGCGCTTAAGGGCGACGGCTGCTCTGTGCAGTCTGTTCCTGCTGCCGCTGTTAACCAGTTGCGCGCGCACCGAGACAAAGTACGTTCAGGTTCCGCCAGTACAGATACCAGTAAGCCTGCTGGCTGACTGCGAAGTGCCGCTTATCCCTGACCCGTTCACATGGGGTGATAGCGTAGAGCTGAATGAGCGTCTGCTTAACTCCCTGGCTAACTGCAACAGGGACAAAGCCGCCATCCGACAAATCGAACTGGAACGGCAGAAATGAAAATCCTCGAATGGCTGAAAAGCCTGTTCATCCATCCCAAAGAAGAGAGTACCGAAATGTCAGAACCACTGAATGACGCAGCAACCGTACAGCCTGCAGTAGCGACCGCAGCAGTAACTCCGACACCGGAAGCAGAAGTAAAAGCAGGCGTGCAGGATTTCGAAGCAGCGCTGGCGTTTGTAGAAAGCGGCGTATCACAGTTGGGTGCGACTGCGAAAGATGAGCTAAAGGCGCTGGCGGTGAAGTACCTGTAGTCATCACAGGGCGCATTTGCGAGTGCGCCCGATGATGAATGCATAAAAGTTTGGTCTGCCTTCACAAGACCCATCATGAGTTGTAATGTGTAGAAACACATACAGCAAAGGAAATAGCTATGAGGGTTAAACTTGAAGACTTTAAATTCGATCCGCTTGTTGCTGCAGCCTACGCAAATCCAGATGCAAGAGCATTCTTTAAACCGGGTCCAGATGGTTACCATTTTCAGTGGAAATGGGAAGGCGGCGAACATGAGCTCTTTATTGAGCGGGAAAAGTTAAAGTTTCCTGACCTGATATTAGAAAGGCTCTTTGATGCAGCCATAGAGATGGCAAAGAAATAAAACAAGCCGCCTACGGGCGGTTTTTTGTTGGAGTTAATATGGCAAAGCTTAATGTTGAAATTATCCACCCAGCCAACGATGACGTAAACGCAGTGCTGGCAGAGATTGAGCGCAAATACGCGGGTAAGCCTGCAACGCGCGAAGTGATTGATGAGATGGAGCGAGAAGCGGCCAGACTCATCCGCCGCTTGGTAAAAACTAAAGTGACATTCGTTAAGGCATAAAAATGGCAAAGCTCACCGACAAACAAGAGCTGTTTGCCCGTGAGTACCTGAAAGACCTCAATGCCACTCAGGCAGCTATCAGGGCGGGCTACAGCGAAAAGACCGCCAAAGAGGCTGGCTATGAAAACCTCACAAAACCTCACGTACTGGAACTGGTTGCAGAGCTTAAGGCTCAACGCGTCGAACAAACCGGTATCGATGCCGCCTATGTGCTTCGCCGCCTGGTAGAGATTGATCAGATGGATGTGCTCGACATCATGACCGATGACATGAGCATTAAGCCCGTCTCCGAGTGGCCCGCGTCGTGGCGCCGTTACCTGAGCGGATTCGATCTGGCCGATATGTTCGAAGGCCGGGGAGAAGATCGTGAGATGGTCGGTATCCTGAAAAAAATTAAGTGGCCAGACAAGGTCAAGAACCTCGAACTGCTTGGCAAGCACGTCACAGTCCAGGCATTCAAAGACAACGTTAAAAACGAACTGGTCGGCCCCAACGGGTTACCGCTGGCTGCGCCTACGTTCGTGGTTAGCTTCGGAGCGGATGATGACGACAGCGGAGAAGAAACTTAGCTTCGCGCCCAAATTCAAACCGCTGTTCAGGCCTAAGCGCTATAAAACATTCCACGGCGGTCGTGGCGGCGCTAAATCTTGGGGCATTGCCCGCGCGCTGGTTATCATGGCTGCATCCAAAAAGCTTCGCGTCCTCTGTACCCGTGAGGTGCAAAACTCGATCAAGGATTCAGTGCACAAGCTGCTGAAAGACCAGATTGAGATGCTCGGCCTTAACCCGTGGTTCCGCATCACCAACGAGACGATCACCAGTGCCTGCGGCAGCGAATTCCTGTTCAAGGGGTTGCGCTTCGATCCGCTGGGCATCAAGTCGACTGAGGGCGTGGATATCTGCTGGGTGGAAGAGGCGCAGTCTGTATCCGCTGATTCGTGGGACATCCTGGTGCCGACCATTCGTAAAGAGGGGTCGGAAATTTGGGTATCGTTCAACCCCGGCGAAGAGAAAGACCCGACCTATCAGCGCTTCGTGGTAAACCCGCCTGACGACAGTATCACGGTTGAGGTGAACTACTACGATAACCCGTATCTGCCTGAGACGCTCCGCAAAGAGATGGAGTATTGCAAGCGGGTAGATTACGAGGCGTACGAACATATCTGGCTGGGCAAGCCTAAGTCGATATCTGAGGCGGTTATCTTCAAGCAGCGCTACCGCGTGGAAGCGTTCCCGGATGATCTCTGGCAGCAGGCAGATCGGCTGTTCTTTGGTGCGGACTTCGGTTTCGCTAATGACCCGAGCACGCTGATCCGCATGTTCATGCTGGGCGCGAAGCTCTACATCGAATATGAAGCATATGGCGTCGGCGTGGAGCTTGACGAAATGGCGCAGTTTTACGATTCAGTCCCCGAGGCGCGCCGCTGGCCCATCAAAGCCGACAGCGCGCGACCGGAGACAATCAGCCACATTGGCCGGCAGGGCTTCAGCATTGACGCCGCGGCCAAATGGAAAGGCAGCGTTGAGGATGGCATCACCTACCTGAAAGGGTTTGAGGAGATCATCATCCACGAGCGCTGCAAGCACACCGCCGACGAGTTCCGGCTCTACTCCTACAAAGTCGACAAAAAGACCAACGAGATTCTCCCGGTCATTGTCGACGCTCATAACCACTGCATAGACGCCATACGCTACGGGCTGGACGGTTACATCACCAGCTCAGACAGCCTTGGCACTTGGGCGCAACTTGGCAGAGGCTGAACATGTCCGAAACACAAAACGTGTCGCAGCCTGTACCGACGCGTGACAGCTATGAAAACTTTGTCGCCCGCATGGGCGTTAACGAATCGAACCAGTCCGGTGCCGGCACCTACCGCAACAACTGGACGTCGCGCAACAGGCTGCTGATTGAGCAGGCTTACCGTTCGTCCTGGCTGGTGGGGGCTGGCGTCGATGCTATCCCCGATGACATGACCCGCAAGGGCGTAACAATCACCTCAAAGCTCGATGACGGGGTGAAAAAGCAGCTGGACAACGCATGGGACGAGCTGGGCATCTGGGAGCACCTCAACGACACGCTGAAGTGGGCCAACCTCTACGGCGGCGCTGTTGGCGTCATCCTGATCGACGGCCAGAACTATTCAACGCCGCTGCGCATCGAGACCATCGCTAAGGGTGCCTTCAAGGGCATCATGGTTATGGATCGGTGGATGCTCAACGCCACTACAGAGCGTCGCGTGACTGAGCTAGGGCCTGACTTCGGTATGCCGGAGTTCTACCGCGTCGTGACGTCAGCTACAGGTATCCCGCCGTGGCGCATTCATCATTCAAGGCTGATCCGCTTCGACGGTGTTCCGCTGCCATATCAGCAACGCCTGACTGAAAACGACTGGGGGATGTCGATCATCGAGCGATGCTTTGACCGCCTGCTGGCATTCGACAGCACCACTACTGGCGTGGCTCAGCTGGTATACAAAGCGCACCTGCGCACTTACAGCATTGATGGCCTGCGAAAATTACTGGCTATGGGTAAAGACAGCCCGATGTTTAAGGGGCTGATGTCGCACATGGACATGATCCGCCAGTATCAGAGCAACGAAGGCATGACCATCATGGATGCTGCCGACAAGTTCGAGGCGCACACCTATTCGTATGCCGGGCTTAGCGATGTGCTGGCTCAGTTCGGGCAGCAGGTGGCAGGCGCGTTCGGTATCCCACTGGTGCGCCTGTTCGGTCAGTCTCCGGCTGGCTTCTCTACTGGTGACACTGACCTCGCCAACTATTACGACAACGTGTCCACCAAGCAGGAGCGCAAGCTGCGTCGCCCGATCCGCAAGCTGTTCGAAGTGCTGCACATGAGCCTGTTTGCCAAGCCGCTGCCGGATGATTTCACGTTCGAGTTTAACGAGCTGTGGCAGATTTCCGATAAAGAGCGCGCTGACATCGCTAATGCTGTCGTCGATGCCACCACTAAGGCGGTGGATTCAGGGCTGATGACGGATAAGGCAGGCGCTCAGCACCTGCAGGAGACGTCCCGCGTAACCGGCTTCGGCGGAACTATCAGCGACAAGGATATTGATAATGCCAGTGACCTCCCGCCGCCGACAGAGAAAGACCTCGATAACGTCGAAACCACCGAACCTGAAGCGCGCCGAGAGGCAACTGGGAACACAGCTACGACAGATAGCGCAGGCGGTGGGCGCGATAGTCGAGGGCTCATACGATGGTTCAAACGATAGCGTCACCGACATTATGGACCGGCTGGAGCGCTATGCCGACCTGATAGAGCCATGGGCGGAAGCGGTGTCGAGTCGGCTGATAGGCACGCTGGAAGTTGCGGACGATGCAATGTGGCGTGACAGGTCACAGCGCATCTCTGCCGGGCTTCGTGAACTGATGAACTCCGGCACCGGCGCAGTAACGCGCAGCATCATCGACGAGCAGGTGAAACTGTTCAAATCGCTTCCCCTACAGGCTGCCGACCGCGTTTATGACATCCACAATCAGGCGATTGAGGCTGTGGTGTCCGGTAAGCGTTCCAGCGCGCTCACTGACGCAATCATGCGCACCGGCGAGGTGACTGTGGCGCGGGCCCGCACTATCGCCCGTACCGAGGTTGGCCGGGCATCTACCGCAATCACCCAAGCGCGCTCAACTGCCATTGGCTCACGCGGCTACATCTGGCGCACCGCAGAAGACAGCGATGTGCGCCACTCTCACAAAGAAATGAACGGGCAGTACGTTGACTGGGCAAAGCCTCCGACTCTGGATGGCATGACCGGTCACGCGGGCCAGTTCCCTAATTGCCGCTGTTATGCGGAGCCTGTCGTTCCCGAGGACTAAGCATGAAAAAAATCTACGTCACCCACGAAGTAAAGGGCGATATCTCACGCACAGTCGTAAAAGCATGCAGCATGAGGGCTGAGCTCTTAAAAATTGGCCGCCTGTCAAAGTTGACCGTCATCGGGCGTGGCAATGTGCGGATGCTCAAGGAAGTGACCAGGAAGCTGGCTAAGGTCTGACGATGCAATATTTTTTCACCACCCGCCTCGGCAACACTCGCTTTGAGATGGCCGACGGCTCCCTGCTGTGTAAAGACGTGCCGATCGCCCGTACTGGCGCGCAGGTTTACGACGAAAGTGAACTGCCCGGCATCGAAGGCGATGAGGACGGCGAAATCGTCGTTACCCGTGACGCTGATGAGGTGTTCCGGCCTGAAACGCTGGCATCTTTTGAAGGCATGGCATTCACACTGGGGCACCCGAAAGACATGGTCAATCCGGGAAACTGGAAGGACTACGCCCACGGGCATATCCAGAACGTCCGGCGCGGTACCGGCTACCAGTCAGATTTAATGCTGGGCGACATCCACATCAAGACCTCTGAGGCTATCCAGAAAGTAACGGATGGCCTGGAGCAGATTTCCATGGGCTACGACGCTGAGTATCAGCAGCAGGGTCCGGGTAAAGCACGACAACACACAATTATCGGTAACCACTGTGCGGGCGTCCCCAATGGTCGCGCAGGTATTCGCTGTTCAATTGGAGATAGCACATTCATGACTACCAAAAATCAGGGCTGGCTTGGCCGGCTGAAACGGGCGATTAAAACCAACGATGCCGACACCCTGGCTGAACTGGTGGAAAACGCGCCATCAGAGCTTGTCGAGCCACCACTTGATATGGCTCGTGCACTGAATATCACCATCAACCCGGCCCAGCCTTTCCCTCCGAATAAAGAACTCGGCGGCCTGACCACCGACGAGGATGGTGAAGGCGGCGCGCAGACTAACAGCGAGCTTGAGGCGAAAGTCGATGCGCTGACGCTGCTGGTTCAGCAGCTGATCAACCCGACCTCTACGGCAACCGTCGACAGCGACGATCCGGAGGAGAAGGAAGAGAAAGCCCGCGCAACTACCGATGCTGCTTACCATCAGGGCGTCGTGGCTCGTGCCGAGCTCATCCTGCCAGGCGTGAAGCTGCCGGAAGGCGGCAAGCTGGCGGCGTTCAAACGCTCCACCATGGACGCGGCATTCAAAACGCCGGAAGGTCAGTCGCTGCTGACCCCGCTGGTTGGCGCTTCGCCGGACTTCGCCAAAATGCCAAAGGCAACGCTGGACGCGGTATTCGTGTCTGCCAGCGAAATCGCAAAAGCACGTAACAGTGCGCCAGCTACTGCGTCGCGTGCATCGTTTTACGACTCATCCAACAAAAACTCTCCGGCTGCTCTGAACAAGGCATTCGCCGCCCACTGGAATAAATAAGGGAAAAACCCATGGTTGCATACCTGTACCGGATGCCAGTAGGCATCGCCGGGGCTATCTCACGCCCGCAAGACCTGACCACCGAGCCGGTTATCCTCAATGCCGCGAATACTTTTAGCCAATACGGCCTGGCAGGTAAAGACAGCGCAGACGGCAAGTTTATCCCGCTGGCGGCATCGGACGAAGCAACGGTCATCACCGGCCTGTACGTGCGTCCTTACCCGACCACCTCTACGCCTGACATGGCGCGGCAGGTTGGCGCAAATGCCAATTTCACTGGTGATGTGATGAAGCGCGGTTACATGACCGTGAACATCGGCAGCACCGCAGTTGGCCTGACTAAAGGCGCACCGGTTTACGTGCGCAACGCCAATCCGACCGACGCCAGCCCGCTGGGCGCAATTCTGGGCGCGGCTGTCACCGACGAAACCGTCGTGCTGCCGAATGCCGCATTCACTGGCGCAGGCGATGCCGCTGGCAACGCTGAAATCGCATACAACATCTAAGGGAATCGCTAAATATGTACACTTTTGACCAAGCCACTCTCGACGGCACTGGCGCTTTCCTGGTTGGCGAGCTTGAGCGCCTCGATCAGGAGCTGAACATGCCGCTGGTCGGTTACACGTGGTCGCGTGATATTCAGCTGCGCGAAGACGTGTCGATCGCCGATGACATCAGTTCTTTCACCAACTCCACCTTTGCCGCAGCAGGTACGCCGAATCCGAACGGTAAAAACTGGATCGGCAAAGACTCCACCGCCATTGCTGGCCCGAACGTCGACATCGCAAAAACCGGCTTTCCGCTGACTCTGTGGGGCATGGAGCTGGGCTGGACCGTTGTTGAACTGGCTGCTGCTGCCAAAGTCGGTCGCCCGATCGATACGCAGAAATTCGATGCGATGCAGCTGAAATGGAACATGGACACCGACGAGCAGGTTTATCGCGGTGACAGCCAGCTGGGCGTGAAAGGTCTCCTCAACTACAACGGCGCGGCAGCCACTAACGCTCCGAAGACGTGGGCAACGTCCACGCCGGACGAAATCCGGGCGTCAATCAACCTGCTGCTCTCCAATGCCTGGGCGGCGTCTGGTTATACCATCGTCCCACGTGACCTGCTGCTGCCACCTGAGCAGTTCGCTCTGCTGTCCAGCATCATCGTTTCCTCAGCCGGTAACCAGTCACTGCTGACCTACCTGCGCGAAAACACGATCGCCTTCCATCAGAACGGTGTTCCGCTGAACATCCGCGCGGTGAAATGGTTGAAAGGTGCAGGCACCGGCGGCACTGACCGCATGATGGCTTACACCAACGATAAGAAGTTTGTGCGCTTCCCGATGGTTCCGCTGCTGAGCGTGCCGGTGCAGTATCGCGGCATTTACCAGCTGACCACCTATTACGGCAAGCTGGGCGCTGTTGAGTCTCCGTATCCGGAAACCATGGCATATATGGACGGCATTTAACCAACCCGGCCCCGAAAGGGGCCAACAGGAGTAGCAAATGGCTAAGAAGACGATTCGCGTCCATACCCCGTTTAATTTCACATCTGAAGACGGCACCAGCCAGCGCTTTGAAACTGGCGAGCACACCGTTGACGAAAAAGTTGCCGATCACTGGTTTGTCACCGCGCACTCTGACGTTACCGGCAAGGCCAAGGCCAGCGCCGACACGAAAGAGTTTCAGGCACAAATCGACAGCCTAACCGCGCAATTGGCAGAGAAAGACAAAGCGCATGGCGAGCTGCAGCAGTCGGTAGCGGAGAAGGACCAGACCATCGCCGACCTGACCGCGCAGCTGGCAACTCTGCAGGCGCCCGTAACTGAACCGGCAGCGGAAGGTGATGCTGATGGCAAGAAACCGAAATCTGCCGACAGTAAGTGATTTTCGCCGCGACTTCCCGCAGTTCAGTGACGATACCAAATATCCCGATCCAGTAATCGAGTTCCGCCTTAACCTCGCCGACATGCTGATTGATGGCTCCGCCATGGGGAACATGTTCCCTTATCTGGCAGAGCTGTTTGTCGCGCATTACATGGTGCTGAATGCCGCTGATACGGCAGCAGGCGCGCTGGGTGGTGCTGGTGGCGCAACGAGTGGCGTGGTCGCGTCCAAGTCGGTGGATAAAGTCAGCGTGAGCTACGACAACAGCGCGACGCTTAATGCCGATGCGGGCTTCTGGAACTTCTCCCGCTACGGCGCAGAATTCTGGCAGCTGCTGATGCTCTTCGGGTATGGCGGTATTCAGCTATGAAATCAGGCCTGACCATTCGCGCTGACACGGCGCAAAGCATTCTGGACGCCCTTAAAACCCTCGCTAACAAGGATGTTCTGGTGGGCATCCCGGAATCAAAAGACGAGCGCGATGATGGCGACATCGGGAATGCGGCGATCGGCTACATCAACGAGAACGGGTCGCCGGCGCAAAATATTCCGCCGCGCCCGCATCTCAAGCCTGGTGTGAAGTCGGTCGAGCAGGATTTCATGCCTCACCTGAAGGCGGCCGCGCAGAAGGCGCTGGAAGGTAATGCGGAAGGGGCAGTGACGTCTCTCGATCGCGCCGGAACGGTGGCGGCCAATGGGGTGAAGCGTTACATCACCATCACTGGGTTTACTCCCCTGGCTGACGCCACGATCGCCAACCGACTACGCCGGGGTCGTACTGGCAACAAGCCACTCATCGACACCGGCGAATACCGCCGTTCCATAACGCACGTTGTGAGGGATAAAGATGCCGACACTTGATGTAAGTGACGTTCTGCTGTCGCCTGAATTCCTCGATACGACGCTCGTGGTAAAGCGCAACGAGCAGACGGTTGATGATGATGGCTTTGCGGTAAATAAAACGACTGTGACGCCGTTTGGCGGTGTGGTGACGGTTGACCGCTCACTGGAGGCCCGTCGAATGCAGGCCGGTCAGGTGATTAATGGCGCAATCCTGATTATCACCACCTACCGGCTGAGCAGCGGCAATACCGGCATTGATGCCGACATCGTGACTTATCGCGGTCGCGACTATCGCGTGACCTTTGTTGACCCGTACACGGCTTACGGCGCCGGTTTCGTCCAGGCGCATTGTGAGCTGCAGCCATTTGACGGAGGCCCGCGTGAGTAACAGCAGCACATCAGCCGGGTATTTAACCCCTGTCAGCGCGTCGCAGGCTTATGACGAAGCGCTGGAGCGTGAACTAAGCCAGTGGGTGCGGGCATTGTCGGGATTGCCGGCAGGAGTGGTCCGCCCGCGCTGGACTGCGATTCAGGCGGCAATTCCTGCAGCGGACGTGGACTGGTGCGGCTTCGGCATTATCGGTTTCACTGCTGACAACGCTCCGGCATTCGTGCGGCAGACCGATGACAGTAATCAGCTGTGGCGCCATGAGGTGATCGAAACGCTCGCCTCGTTTTACGGCCCGCAAAGCCAGTCCATCGCGACGCTGTTCCGTGACGGGCTGTCGGTTGAGCAGAATAACGAAACCCTTAAAACCAACGAGCTGTCGCTTGCTGATTACAGTGAACTGACCGCTTTCCCCGAACTCATCAATAAACAGTGGGTGCGCCGGTACGACATCACCGTGCGCCTGCGCCGCAAAGTTATCCGCGATTACGGCATCAAATCTCTGGTCAGCGCGCCAGTATCATTCTTTGGAGATTAACCTATGGCACAGGGCTTACCTGTATCCAACGTTGTGAACGTTGACGTGATCATGTCGCCCACTGCGGCGACGGGTCGTAATTTCGGTTCACTGCTCATCCTCGGCACATCCACAGTTATCCCTGTATCAGAGCGCATCCGCCTGTATACCGGGTCGGAAGAGATCGGCGCCGATTTTGGCGAGGACAGCCCGGAATATGCTGCCGCGCTGGTGTATTTTTCACAGTCACCGCAGCCTACGCAGGTTTATGTGGGTCGCTGGGCCAAGACCCTGGCCACGGACGAATCCGGTAGCGTGGAGACGCTGGCGCAGGCTATCACCGCCGTGCTTCAGTTCACCAACTGGTATGGCTTAGCCATTGCCGACGACGAAGACCTCACTGCAGCGGAGATCACCGCGACCGCCGCAGCTATTCAGGCATCAAGCCTCAGCCGCGTGTTTGCCGTAACGTCTGACGATTCGGGCATTATCGACTCAGCGTCTACCACTGACATCGCCTCAACGCTCAAAGCCGCTGGCTACGGCCGCACTTTTGTTCAGTATTCGACGACGAGCAAGTATGCTGCGCTGTCAGCGTTCGGGCGCGCGTTTACCGTCAATTTCACCGGTAACAACACCACGATCACGCTGAAGTTCAAAACAGAGCCGGGTGTGACGTATGAAACCCTGACCAGCTCACAAGCGGCGGCTGTCGATGCGAAAAACGCGAACGTTTACGTTTACTACGCGAACGATACGGCGATCCTGCAGCAGGGCGTGATGGCTAACGGCGATTTCTTCGATGAACGCCACGGCCTGGACTGGCTGCAAAACTACGTGCAGACCAACCTCTTCAATCTGTTGTGCACCTCAACCACCAAGATACCTCAGACAGAGGCCGGTATTACACGTTTGCTGTCGAACGTTGAGCAGTCACTGGATCAGGCTGTGTCGAATGGTCTGGTTGCCGCGGGCGTATGGAATGGCGGCGACATCGGCCAGATCACCGCAGGCGACACGCTGACCAAAGGCTATTACGTCTATGCGCAGCCGCTTTCTTCTCAGGCTCAGGCCGATCGCGAGGCTCGCAAATCACCGCTTATCCAGGCGGCTATTAAACTGGCCGGCGCGATTCATTACGCCGATGTTCAGATCAACGTTGTTCGCTAAGGGGACATAAATGGCGACTTATTCTTTTATGGACGTCGTCGCGTCCCTCACCGGACCGACTGGCTCTATCGACCTTGGTTATGGCTCTGCTAACTCCGAGGAAGGCATTACCGTCACCATGACGGAATCTAAAAACACCATGACGATCGGTGCTGATGGCGAGGTGATGCACAGCCTGCACGCAGGTAAAAGCGGCACCATAACAGTTACGCTGCTGAAAACCTCCCCGGTCAACAAAAAGCTGTCCCTGATGTACAACGCACAAAGCCAGTCCTCGGCACTGTGGGGCAACAACGTCATCGTGCTGCGCAACCATGCGTCTGGTGATATCACCACTGCACGTTCGGTCGCGTTTCAGAAACAGCCAGACCATGCAGACGCCAAAGTAGGCAACACCAAATCTTGGGTGTTCGACTGCGGCAAAATCGACCAGGTTCTCGGGGAGTTCTAACAGATGGAATTTGAAATTAACGGCGTGCAGTACCGCACCGCAAAGCTCAGCGTATTCGACCAGCTCAAAGTTTCCCGCAAACTACTCCCGGTTCTGGCTGGGTTGCTGGCTGACTTTCAGGGCATCAAAGCCGCGGCAGAAGGCGGTGACGTGTATAAGGCGATGGAAACCGCGTTGCCGAAAATCGCCGATTCACTGGCGGGCATGAGCGACGAAGACACAAACGCGATCATCTTCCCCTGTCTGTCTGTGGTTTCCCGCCAGAACGGTAAAGGTTGGTCGCCTGTCATGACGCAGGGAACCCTGATGTTCGATGACATCGAGCTGATGAGCATGCTGCAGATGGTTGGTCGGGTGGTAGGCGACAGTCTGGGAAATTTTTTGCCCGCACTCCCCGCCAGCGAGACTGCGGCCCCGCCAGCGGCCTGACGCTGGAATCACTTCCCGACGGTGAAGACTTTCTGATGCGCCCGGTAGATGCCGGGTACATCAGCTATTCAGCCCTGAAGGATGGTTCGGTCGACCTGGCGGACATCGCCCGGATGAATGACTGGCTGGACCTGAAGGCAGACAACAATAACCGCATAGAGCGCTGGAGAGAGGCAAATGAACGCTGAGACTATCAAGGATTTTCTGGTAAGCCTCGGCTTTCAGGTTGATGAGGCTGGCGCTCGCAAATTTGATACGGTCATCGCCGGAACAACCGCGCAGGCTATGAAACTGGGCGTAGCCGTTGAGGCTGCAGCGGTTTCCGTGGTTGCCTTTACTGCGAAAATCGCCAGCGGCCTTGACCAGCTCTACTGGGCGTCTCAGCGTACGGGCGCAACGGTCGCGGGCATTCAGGCGATCGGCTATGCTGCGGCTCAGGCCGGGTCGAGTGCAGAAGCTGCGCGCAGTTCTCTGGAAAGCCTTTCACGCTTCATGCGTAACAACCCCGGCGCCGAAGGCTTCCTGAATCGCCTGGGTGTGCAGACGCGTGACGCCAGCGGCAACATGCGGGATATGGCGTCCATCTTTACTGGCGTCGGCCAGCAGCTGAACAAAATGCCTTACTACCGCGCTAATCAGTACGCGCAGATGCTGGGCATTGATGAAAACACCCTGATGGCAATGCGCCGCGGGATGGGGCAGTTTGGCGCGCAGTATACGCAAATGGCGAAAGCTATCGGCTTCAATGCTGACCAGGCGGCCGCCAGCTCTAACCGCTTCATGACTTCACTGCGTGCTTTCGGCCAGATGGCGGGGATGGCGCGCGACAAGATCGGTTCTAACCTGGCTGAGGGGCTTTCAGGCTCTATCGACACGCTGCGCAAGCAAATCGTCGACAACTTCCCGAAGATTGAGCAGACGATTACCAGCGGCGTTAAAGGCATCCTGTGGCTGGCTGAGGTAATTGGCCGCGTCGTGTATCGGCTGATACAGGCCGGCGGGGACATCATGCAATGGTGGTCATCGCTGGATAAGTCAACGCAGCGCCTGATCGAAGTGTTTGGCGCGCTCGTTATCGCCTGGCGCATCCTGAACGGTGCGTTCGTGATGTCGCCGATAGGGATGATAACGTCGCTGGGCGTTGCTATTCTCGCGCTGTACGACGATTACAAAACGTGGAAGGAAGGCGGCCAGTCGCTAATCGACTGGAAGAAGTGGGAGCCACAGATCAAAGGCGCCATCAAAGGCGTCGACGATCTGAAAGATGCCGTTATGCGGCTGCTTGGTATTGACCCGCAGACATGGACAGCCAAATGGGACATGAGCAACCTCATGGAAAACCTCGGCGAGCTGTCCAAAATGCTCGACGGGATAGCGCGCCTGCTCAACGCCATTAAAGACGGCAGATGGAAAGATGCCTATGCAATCGGGCGTGAGCTGATAAATCAGGGGCAGGGTAATCCGGATGCATTACCTGCCGTGTCTGCCAGCGCAGACAGTGCTGCAGACTATATCAAGGATAAAACCGGATTCGACCCGCGCAGCATCGGGGCGGCCATGAAAAGATGGTTCGGTGATAGCGCTGTCCAGCCGATGGCGGCGGAAGCATCTGGACCAGAGAGAATCTATCCGGTAAATGGCCCTGTGGAACAGTATGGGCAGTCTTTCAAGCGGCCTCAGGCGAGTAAGGAAGGCAGTCAGTTGCTGGGGTGGCTGCAACCGATGTTCGGCAAACTGGAACAGCTTTATCAGCTTCCTGCCGGACTGCTGAAAAGTGTTGCGATTACCGAGTCTGCAGGTAACCCGAATGCAATGTCCGGCGCCGGCGCGCAGGGTCTTTTCCAGCTGATGCCCGGCACGGCTAAGGATCTGGGCCTGCGTGGCAATGAAGCATTCGACCCGGTTAAGTCTGCCCAGGCTGCGGCAAAGTACCTCGCTCAGCTGCTAAAAGCCAATAACGACGACCTTCCCAGGGCGCTCGCGTCCTACAACTGGGGGATCGGGAACGTGCAGAAGCATGGCATGGCGCTAATGCCGGAGGAAACCCGGAATTACATCCCGCGCGTTCTCAGCAATATGCCTGCCAGTGGGGCCAGTGTTCATCAGGAGACCGTTATCAACATCCATGGTGTATCTGATCCCCGAGAGGCCGGGAATATTGTGGCAGACAAACAGAATCAGGTTAGCGCTCGCGCTACTCAACAGCTTATGAGAAGAGGTGGCTAATGGATGTCCTGTCGGTGCTACTTCATCAGCGTTCGAGAAAGATAGGGATCATCATTCCCGACGTTGTTATCTCAGAAAAGCACAGCGATGTGCTCGAAATAACTGAGCATCCTGTTGAGCGACCAACCAGCAGCGGGACGGGTTTTGTGGCTGATCACGCTTATCGTCGAGCTTCTGAGCTTGTAATGGAGGTGGGCTTTTCTGGCGGCGGCTCATTGCTGGATATGGTAGACACCTCGGCAATAGGCCTTTCAGTTGGGTCAGGACCAAAGGAAATTTACAGCCAGCTCCTAGAGCTGCAGCGCAGCAAAGAACCTTTCGATGTGGTGACCGGTAAGCGGCTTTATACCAACATGCTGATCCGCGTACTGGATGTAACGACTGACCGTACATCGGAAAACGTGCTTATGGCCAGTGTGACTATGCGCGAGGTAATTACCACACAGGCTTTGACTATTACAGGTGCCTCAAAGGAAAACATGACACAGGGGGCCAACACTAGTGCTGTGCAGGATGCAGGAGTGAAGTCAGCGAAACAACCCAGCCAGTCTCTGCTTAGCCAGGCAGCTTCGGCCGCACAGAGTATTTTCTCATGACAATCACCGAAATCCCTCTGCAGCCCCAGAACCAGACTTTTACCACAACGATCGCCGGAACCATCGTCAAGATGGCTATCATCTGGCGTGCTGATTGTTGGTATCTCGACATGTATAGCGCCGATGAGGTGCTTATTGTTGGCAGTATACCGCTGGTTACCGGGTGCGATCTGCTTGGCCAGTATGCTTATCTGAATCTGGGTTTCTCCCTCTTTGTCGTCTGCGATGCACAGGGGCAGGATTACCCGACAGAGAATGATCTGGGCTCGGTCAGCCACCTTCTCATTAAAACGGAGTAAGCATGTCACAGAACTGGATGCGTCACTTTGAGCTGCAACTGCTGGATGATAAGGGGAATGGAATCTCCCTTACTGATTTAAAGGTCACCTTCAGCATACAGAAGATGCCCGCGACCATCTTCAACGGTTTTGTGGGTGACTTTAAAATCTACAACCTGTCTCAGGAAACCCAAAGCCGCGTCGCCCGGCAGGAATTCAGCCGTATTCAGGTCATCGCTGGCTATAATGGCAACCCTGATGATTTGGGAAACTACCCTGATCAGAATATCGGGACCATTTTTAACGGTGACATTCGTTTCACCGTGGCCGGAAAAGACAATATTACCGACTCCTGGATCATGCTTCAGTGCATCGACAGTTGGCAAGGGCATCTGTATGCAGGGGTAAGGACCACCGTAGCCGCTGGCTGGAAATATTCTGACCTTTTCACTGCAGGCATGAAAACCTATGAGCCATACGGCATTACTGCCGGCTCAATTCCTGATTTTCCTGATACCGTATTCCCACGCGGTCGAGTGCTTCTCAGTAACACCGCCGACCTCATGAATAACATTGCTGGGCAATGCAAGGCCGACTGGTGGTATGAAAACAATCAGGTGCACATGGTGCCTGAGACTAAATATATCGATGAGGTAGTGGTGCTGAATGCCAATACCGGGCTGATCGGAATGCCCCAGCAGACAATGGGAGCTGGCGTTAACGTGAGGTGCCTAATAAACCCAACCATCAAACTGGGCGGACTCGTTAGACTGGACCAAGCGTCGGTATACAGGACCGCGCTCAGTACTGAGCAAGTGGCTGGGCGGCAAGGAGCGGGCGGCATTCTGAAAGAGTCAGCATCAGATGGCAATCTGTACGTAGACGGGCTTGCAGGCGCGCAACCTGCTGCAATTAATACGGATGGCGATTACATCGTAGGCAGCATTGATTATACTGGTGATACGCGAGGACAAAACTGGTATATGGACCTACTTTGCCTAGCTAAGGGAGCTAGAGAGCTCCAAAGCGTGTCTACTACTAATAAGGTTGCATAGTGCGAACTATCAAAGCTGCATTAATTTTGCTCCTCTTATCTCCTGCCGTCGCCTCAGCTGCATCGCAGTGCGGGCCGTTCTTTTTAAAAGGCGAAAATGACGGGCTAATGCATATTAATGGCCAGACACCAGAGACACAGAAGATGACGTTCCTGAAGCAAAAAGACGACTTCGATAACGTCATGATGCAATGGATGCTGCCGGACGCTCGCGTTGGTCGCTGGTTAGGCCTCGATTACGTTAAACGCAATGGAAAAGCTATCCTCAACGTCGAAGTAGTCCGCAAAAACATGGACGAACCTCGCCAATTCTGGACCTATGACTGTAAAAGGGTAGGGTGATGGAGCCAGGAGTCATTTTAATTGCTTTTGTCATTGCTTTAGTACTCTATAAAGCGGCCAAGAAAAGGCGAATTAAAAAAGAGGATAATTTTTTATCTAATTACGGAAGGCGTCGGCGAATAGCTTACCCTAAAGCCAGGCATCCAAATGGTCGTCGCAAAACCCCTTATGAACGTGAGCAGGATATAGAAGCTTATCTGCGCGATCTTGCACAGGCTGGCAGAGATGCTGCTAAAGCTGAAGAGATAAAACAGAAGCGGCTAGGGGTTACGCATTACATATGGCGGTCGGCGGAAGACGCGGACACGTGTGAAGAGTGTAAGAAAAATAACGGTAAAAAATTCTCATGGAATAGGCCGCCTAAAACAGGTCGCCCAGGTGAAGGAAGGTGCTGCCCTAGAAATCTGTGTAGATGCTATCCAGAAGCCATACTCAAATAACCCGCCGAGGCGGGTTTTTTATTGCCCGGAGATAAAATGCCCGTATCCCTTAACTCACAGGTTGGCAGTAGCGAGCAGATGAGCGAGCAGCTGTATAACAGCATCTTCTCCATGCTGCGCGTTTCGATGCCTGGCATCATTCAGTCGTTCGACCCTATAGCGTGCACCTGCACTGTTCAGCCGGCCATATCAGGTCAGGTTACAGATGAGGCAGGCGATTTTAAATCTGCGCCGTTACCGCTGCTCGTTGACGTGCCGGTAATCTTTCCGCGCGGTGGCGGCTGCACTATTACCTTTCCTGTTAAAGCAGGCGACGAGTGTCTGGTGGTGTTTTCCGATCGCTGCATTGACTTCTGGTGGCAGAACGGCGGCGTGCAGGAGCCGGTCGACCCTCGGCAGCATGATTTGTCAGACGCCTTTGCGTTTATCGGCCCACAGTCGCAGGCGGAAGTGATAGGGAATATCAGCACCTCCACACTGCAGATGCGCACCGATGACGGCGCGGCATATATCGAGCTCGACCCAAACAGCCACGCCGTAAATATCGTGGCGCCGGGCGGACTGAATGTAACGACGCCTCTCGCTAAATTCAGCCAAGCGGTGACCATTACAGGATTGCTGACATGGGCGGGCGGAATGGTCGGCAGCCTGGCGACCGGAACCGCGGCGAAAATTACGGGCGCCATCCAGTTTATTGGCTCGCTGACATCCAACGGTAAAGACATCAGCGACAGCCACACGCACAGTGGCGTGCAGACTGGTAGCGGCAACTCTGGCAAGGTGAACTGATGCGATACAGACGCGAAGATGACGAGGGTGATTACACCTTCGGACAGGGCGACGATACATGGCTGATAAACTCACCCGAAACAGTGGCGCAGGCGGTGAAAACACGCTTTCTCCTCTGGTACGGGCAGTGGTTCCTCGACACCACAGAGGGCACGCCGTGGATACAGTCGGTGCTTGGAAAGCAGAAGCCGGAAACCTACAACCTCGCTATACGCCAGCGCATCCTTGAAACACAGGGCGTTAACTCGATCATGTCGTTCGATACGACGCTAAACACCTCATCCCGCCGCGTTGTATTTACCGCGACGATTGACACCATCTACGGAACGACGACAGTCACAAGCGAGGCGTAATGGCTCTCAATTTAGACACGCTGGGGCTCTCCGCTACGGTGACCGCCTCAGGGATAAGTGCGCCTGATTACCAGACAATCCTGAGCACTATCACGGAATATTTTCAGCAGATTTACGGCACCGATGCCTATCTTGAGCCTGACAGTAAAGACGGGCAAATGGTGTCACTTGTAGCGCTGGCAGTACACGATGCCAACAACACGGCGATTCAGGTTTACAACTCCTTCTCACCATCATCAGGCATGACAGACGCCCTGACGCGAAACGTTAAAATTAACGGCATTGCGCGCAAAGCCGCTACCAATTCTACGGTTGACGTGACCCTCACCGGCACGGCCGGGACAACGATTACCAATGGATCAGTGAAGGACGCTAACGGTGTCATCTGGAACCTGCCGGCCAGCGTGACTATCGACGTAGGCGGCTCGGTGACGGTAACGGCTACCTGCGCGAATTCTGGCGCAGTTGCGGCAGTCGCCGGCAGCATCACCAAAATCAACACGCCAACGCGTGGCTGGACGGCGGTTTCTAATGCCAGCGCGGCAACTGTTGGATCGGCTGCTGAAACCGATGCAGAGTTGCGCGCGCGCCAGGCGCAGAGCGTGGCAATTCCTGCTCTGACACCGTTTGATGCCGTCGACGGTGCGATTGCCAACGTGACCGGCGTTACGCGTCATAAGCTTTACGAGAACGACACCGGATCAGTAGACAGCAATGGTATCCCCGCGCATTCAATCGCGGCGATTGTCGATGGTGGTGATGCGACGGCTATAGCTCAGATCATCCGCGGGAAGAAAGGTCAGGGTGTCAGCACCTACGGCTCGACTACTGTCGCTGTGCCGGATAAATATGATAACCCGCATGCAATCAGCTTCTCACGCTCAACCAATGTCCCGATATTTGTCGCCATTACGCTGAAGGTTTTCACCGGTTACACGACGCAGATTGGCGAGCAGATTAAGCAGGCGATAGCCGACTATATCAACAGCCTGACAATAGGCGATGACGTGCTGCTTAGCCGTATTTATTCACCGGCTAACCTTGGCGTCGTGAGCGGTGGCAATTCTAAATACTATGACATCAACGCTCTAGCTATTGGCAAATCGGCCGGAACGGTAGCGTCCTCGAATGTCGCCATCGCCTTTAACGAGTCGGCTTCCTGCAGCACGGCGAACATCGCGCTCACGGTGACATCATGAGCAAATACACCGACCTGATTACTAATTATCACAGAGGTAAACCTCTGTTTGTCGATCACGTCGACCTGTCAACGCGTCCGCTTACCGATACATCCGCAGCCCTACAAAATCTGCTCACTGCCTTCGATATAGACAGCGCGGTCGGTGTGCAGCTGGATGTTCTGGGAGAGTGGATTGGTCGAACGCGAATCGTCAGCCAGCCCATCGCAGGGGTTTACTTTTCCTTTGATACCGATGGGCTCGGATGGGATCAGGGCGTCTGGCAGGGGCCATATGATCCGGATGCCGGATTCACAAGTCTGAGTGATGACACATACCGCATTGTCCTGAAGGCGAAGATAGCCATCAACAGCTGGGACGGGCAAAACGACTCATTACCACCCATCCTGGAAACAGCGCTGGAAGGCTCTGGCTTGAAAATGCAGATCGTAGATAACCAGGATATGACCATATCCGTATGGGTTTTCCCTGAGGAAGATATCTCCCTGGTTTCAAAAGAGCTGCTGGCAGCGATTAAACAGGGCTATCTCACCGTGAAAGCGGCTGGTGTATGGGCCGGTGATATTCAAACCCCTTCAATAGAAACCCCATCAGTCGGAAACCGGTTCTTTGGTTTCGACATGGATAACGAGTACATCGCCGGATTTGATGATGGCGCTTGGGAGAAAACACTTTAATGGCTACCAACAATTTTAAATCATTCGGCATTGGTGCTGGGGCCAATGTAACCAGCCAGGCTGACTATGAAGCGTTGGCTGCATTGCTGACGGGATTCCAGTCGGGAAAGGCGTCATCAGCTCAGATCAACAAAGCTCTGCGCCAGTCATCGACAATGGCCTATGTGTTGGCTCAGTTCATCTCAGATTCAGCAGCTGTTGATGTTCTTGATAACGGTACTCCTGCAACGATTCTGGCGAACTTAAAAGCTGCAATGACATCAGTTACACCCGGCCGATTACTCAATGTCCAGGTAATTACCGCCACAGGCACATACACCCCGACCACTGGGACGAAAAGTATCGTTGTGGAGCAGGTGGGCGGTGGTGCAGGCGGTATGCCGTGCGCGGGCTCAAACTCAACGACAGCCACCCTTAGTGGCGGCGGCGGCGGAGGCGCTTACGCTAAATTTCGCATTACGACCGTTCCTGCTTCCGTATCCTGTACGGTAGGTGGTGGGGGTGCAAGTGGAGCAGCGGGAGGTGCAACTACATTTGGATCTTACTGCACAACACCTGGCGGCAGCACCGGCAGTAACGGCAGCACTACATCTGGTGCGACAATAGGCGGTGGTAGCGGCGGCGTAACACCAACGATAGGTGCGGGAGCAACACAGTTGGTTTCAAGTCACGGTGACCCTGGGCTTAACGGAACTGCGGTAAATACCGCTGGCGGCAACGGCGGCAGAGGAGGAAGTTCTCCTCTAGGTCTGGGCGGCAGAGGTGCCGGCAACGGAGCTGGTGAAGCCGCTGGAGGTTTTGGGGCCGGTGGTGGTGGCTGTTTCCTTCCGGCTGGCGGCTCAGCCGCCACACAATTAGGTGGCGCAGGATCTGGCGGCGCAATCATTGTTTATGAGTATGCTTGAGGCTGAAAATGTCAAAATACGCACTGGTGAAAGATGGGCAAGTTATTAATACGATCCTTTGGGATGGTGAAGCAGAAGCTGATTTCGGTGATGGCGTTGTAGCTGTTGAATTCGCAGACGATGAACCAATACAGATCGGTTACCTTTACGAAGACGGCAAATTTTCTGAGCCGCCATTGACGGAGGAAGAACAAGCGCAACAGGATGCTGCCGCAGCGCTGGCCAATAGCTCCACTAAAACAGCGCTTATGGACGAAGCCAGCCAGCGCATCAGCGTTCTGCAGGATGCGGTTGATCTGGAAATGGCAACAGACGAAGAGGCAGCAGAACTTCCGCTGTGGAAAAAATACCGTGTACTGCTCAGCAGAATTGATGCAAACACTGCAGATGATATTACTTGGCCCGATAAGCCAGAATGAAAAAAGCCCACATAGTGTGGGCTTACATTTATTTTTTCAATAACTTCATATTCCATCCAGGGGGTAGTATCCTGATTGAAACAGTTTCCCCACTACTTCTTGCGTCAAATGCTTTGACATCCTGTGAGTAACCAGACTCAGGAAGAGACGGCAGGCGAAAATGCGCAGGGACAAAAATGAGAAAAACCATAAAGCCTGCAGCAAGTGCGATATTTCTGAACTTACTGAGTGAATATGTAGCCGCTATCGCAAGGCAGGCGAGCGCTATGTTAGTAACATAGAAATATCTCTCACCACTTTCAGTTTCAAATATAAGCGGCCACTGGGGTTGACCTATGGCAATGACCGGACTTTTCAGGGCAAATCCAATCATTAGCGCTGGAAATAAAATCAGACACTTAATTCTCCAGTTATATTTCACGAACGCGAAGAACAACGCCGCGCACAATGCGATGAGCAGGATGATGTTAACGTTACCATGCGCAGCCATTTCTCTTGCAAGATTGTAAGGGAGGAATGAGCCATAAATAATCCTGCAGGCAACGATGTCGGCTAAAAGGCCAAAGCTGTAACCTAGCGGGGCATCGATGCGTGTCGCGCCAGAGGTTGTCAAAATAGCCCAAAGCTGAATGATGCAACAAACAGCCATGACAACGTCAAATGTGTTAATTCCTTTTATGGCATTAATAATGCCACCGCGCTGATAAATGCGTTTTATAATCAAGCACGGTGCAATAAATACAACAAACGGACCGCTCAGCCCACTAATAACAAGAACGGCGAAGTCGTGCGCCTTTGCTTTGATACTTTCTGCATCATTAGCCATAACCACAGCTAAAAGATATATGGATAAGTACCAGTGCACGTTGGTGATGTTAACGAAGCCCTCCGCTACATTGGGCATTAATATAAAATACAGAGCGATTGCAATCCTGTATTTTATACCAATGAAATCCATCCTGCGCGAAAGCAAAAGCCCTACAAAACAACACCGAATAAAGATAGCAATAACATTAGCCACAAGAGCGGCATGAGATAAACCAAACCACAAAGCTACACCGTATGTTAGCCGCGAGATGGTCTGGAAATATCCATTCTGCGGGAGGAACAGGGATGACCAAAAACCATTGTTATAAATCCCCGCCATCCAGACCCTGCCGTCTTCCGCCCATGGCTGGGCGTGCGTAACGATATCGGGTCGCCTTAAAACCAGAAGCACGAACGCCAGGAACATCAACCCGGCGATGGAGGCTGCATTCAGCCCGCTTTTTTCCTTCATCATACTTTCCTCTCTTGATGCCTGAATCTTTGAAAAATCTGTGGGGCATGTATGGGGCAAAAAATTGCCGCAATGTAACCTGCTCTGCGCTAACAGTTCAGGGTAAATTGCGGCAATGTTCTGTTTGTTCGTGCTCTTACGCGAAGTAACCCGAACGATTTTTTATACCATCTCAAGTTAGTAATATTTACGAAGCCTTCAGACAGGTTAGGCATAAGTACAAAATATGCCGCTGCAGCCAGTCGGTAAGCAACTGGAATGTAGTTCATTCTGGAAGAAAGGAGAAAACCAACAAAGCAGCACCGAATAAGAAGCGCGATTAAGTTAGCGCCCAAGGCCGCATGCTCAAGGCCGAAAGCGAGCGAAACTCCATAAGCAATTCTTGATATCGTCTGGTAATAACCATTTTGAGGCAGCAGAAGTGATGACCAAAATCCATCATTATATATACCTGCCATCCAAATTTTTCCGTCTTCAGCCCACGGCTGGGCATGCGTAATGATATCGGGTCGCCTCAAAACCAGAAGCACGAATGCCAGGGCCATCAATCCTCCAACCGAGGCAGCACTAAGCAAACCTTTTTCCTTCAACATCCTATCCTCTCTCAGCACATATGTTGCATGAATTTCAACCTTGGGGCATCTATAGGGAAAAAATTGCCTTAATGTAGCCCGTCCTGCACTAGCTGCTCAGGGTAAATTGAACTAATGCTCTGTTTGTACGATTTCTTACAAGAATTATATAAATAAATCAAGCGTTTAAAAAATGGTGGCGTTGGTTTGAGAGTTTAAAGGAACATTCATGGCCATTTATGCTCGGCATCTTTTTTTTCGTTTTTCACTACATATCTAGGCCTTTCTTTTGTCTCGATATATATTCTTCCAATGTATTCGCCAAGCACTCCAATTCCTATTAACTGAATGCCCCCGAGAAAAAGAATTGATACAAGGATTGACGGATATCCATGAACCGGATTTCCGAAAAATAATGTATCAAGAATCATGTAAGCGCCATAGCAGAATGACAGACCTGCAACAAATAGGCCTATGTATGTCCACATGCGTAAAGGGAAAGTTGAAAATGAAGTTATTCCCTCAAGCGCCAGATTCCATAGTTTCCAGCCATTAAATTTTGTTTTACCAGCAACGCGGTCAGCACGGATGTATTCGACAACTTCAGTTTTTCCTCCGACCCAACTGAGTATGCCTTTCATGAAAAGATTACGCTCCTGGAGCAGTTTAATATTTTCAACTACATCACGTGACATTAGCCTGAAGTCACCGACGTTCTCCTCAATCTTAGGGGAGCTGATTTTGTTGTGAAGCTTATAAAACCACTCGGCGGTTACTCGCTTCATGTGACTGTCTGAACTACGATCTACACGCTTTGCCAGAACAACATCTGCTCCTTTTTCCCATTTCTCAATAAGCTTGGGGATGACCTTTATTGGATCTTGCAGGTCGACGTCGATGGGGATAATAACGTCTCCCGTAGCACATTCGAGGCCTGCAAACAAAGCAGGTTCTTTACCGAAGTTGCGAGTAAAGGACACATGCTTCACAAGTTCATCTTGTTTCTTGCAATGGAGAATGACTGTTTCGGTACTGTCTGTGCTTCCATCATTCACGAAGACAATTTCGACTTCATGTTCTGCGAAGGCGGGAAATCCGCGAACTTCTTGATAAAAAAATGGAATGGCATCTTCTTCATTAAAGACAGGCACGACCAGAGAAATTTTCATTTTCGATCCTTGAAAACAACAAACCTGGAGTAGATGAAGCCACAAACCAGGCTTATGGCTGAAAAGACGATAAGTGTTACAACAGGATTAGCGTGAGTCCTGTCTGCATACAAACCCACAGCAGATGCCATGCCGCCCATGAAGAAAAGGTAAAGCAGATAGCGCATCGTGGTAGCTTCTGCGCTAAAGGTCCACTTTGCGTTAGCAAAGAAAGAGAACGTCACCGCAAAGCAGAAAGCAGCAAAGTTTGAAAGGGATTGCGTCTGGCCCTCTGTATACAGGATGGTAAAAACCATCCAGTGAATAAGCGTGTTGATAACGCCGACAGAGGCATACCGCGCGAAAAGCTTAACCATTAAGAATATCCCCATTAGCAGAAGTTGCGGATCTTGTCATCAGATTGGCGTTAAGGCAAGAATTCGTAAGGGGGGAGAGGCATAAAATAAGCCCCAGTAGTTGGGGCGAAGGCAATGCATGCCGGCCTAAGTCAGCAAAGTCGTAAGGCGTTTAAAGCCAGTGCTGGTGGAATACCAAACCTAACACGAGCGTCACTGATGCGATGACATTAAGCGCAACGATAGCCCGAGGTGAAACGTCCATCACGTAACCTCCTTAACTAAATGTCTTGTAAGGCTAGCAGATTGAGAATCTTTTGCGACGCTGCACGGCTAAATCCTTTCTCTAAAACACATCACCCTTAACAAGTATAAAGCTTCTCAAAACCCCTCATATTCCCCCGATTAAACTGAAACATCTCACAGTAAACTTATGATACACCCTGACCTTACAACAACCTGACGCTGCCCATTTACCTCAGGCACTCCAAAGCAGATCCCCCCTATGAACAAACTATGTTTAACCCTGGCCGCGCTGACACTCTCTGCATGCGCTACCAAGCAGTACCCTCAGGCACCGGCGGTAACAGACGAAGAGGCTGTCTCACTGAACTGCACCGCGCTCCAGCAGGAGATCGCCAAAACGCACGGTATCCAGCAGGAGATCAAACAGACCAGCAGCTTTGACTATCGCACGGTGATGGGCTTTATAGGCGATCTGGGCATTGGAAATGGTCTTGCGCGCCGCACCGCCAGTGAAAAAGCGAAATCGCGTCTCTCCGAGCTAGAAGCGCTGCGTGATGTGAAATGCGCCGCCTCGCGAGGTTAAGGCTTACTGGTCAACAGGTGTCTGGCGAGTGAAGCTATTCAGTAAGTAAAACAAGCGCCTTGCTATATGAAACGTTATATCATAACATTTTACACTCTTTCACAAAGGGAGGGTAAGATGTTGGCGAAAAAAAAGACATTGCTGGCACTGGTTATGCTGACGGTAAGCGGGCAGACAATGGCGCATGGCCATCATGCGCATGGTCCGGCATTGACCGAGGTAGAGCAAAAAGCGGCCGAAGGGGAATTTGATAATAAGGATGTCAAAGATCGCACGCTGGCGGACTGGGAGGGCGTCTGGGAATCGGTCTATCCGCTGTTAGAGCAGGGGAAACTCGATCCGGTATTTGAAAAGAAGGCGGCCAAAGCGGGAGACAAGACGGCAGAACAGATTAAAGCCTATTATCGCAAAGGCTATGCGACTGATATTGAACGTCTGGGTATTGAAAATGGCATGATTGAGTTTCATCGCGGCGACAGCGTAGCAGCCTGCCATTACCGCTATGCGGGCCATAAAATTCTCACCTATGCGTCTGGTAAAAAAGGCGTGCGCTATCTGTTTGAGTGTTCCGACGCCAGTAGCAAGGCGCCGAAGTACGTTCAGTTTAGCGACCATATCATCGCGCCGCGCAAATCGAGCCATTTCCATGTTTTCTTCGGTAACACCTCCCAGCAGGCGCTGTTACAGGAAATGGATAACTGGCCTACCTATTATCCCTGGCAGTTAACGCAGCAGCAGGTTGTTGACGAGATGCTGCACCATTGATAATGGTTCAGGCGGGAATATTAACGGCCCGTCTGATTTACCTCTTTAAAAGAAATGTTTTGCCTGAGAGCAACAGGCTAATTTATTCCCTAAAAGGAAATGGCGTAATTTATAACAGTTAATCGCTTAAATAAATATTAACCCTGAGGAACTATCATTTTATTCAATAAGATAGATGCCAGCAACGATCGCGCTAACCGAGATGATATGTAATAGTTCAGTCATTTCCCTTTCCTTATCAATAACGCTTTCCTTTATTCAAGAAGCTATAAAGCGATCCGTCAATGAAAAGGCCGAAATTAATGCCTGCAGCGGGCTTGCATCATGCAGCTGAAAGGAGCATCTCTGCGCGCATAAGCCAAGCGGTAGCACGACTATGTTTTTTGTTTCACGTTTCGTTCACGTTTCCTGCATCTAGACACAGATCTAAATAGTCACAGCACTAAACTTTAATCACCCAATACGGGTAACTGGAGGTGCGTATGTCAGAACGTCCCGATGTGGAACCCCTTCCCGACGATGGTCAGGTTCCTGGCAGCATAGAAGATATCCCCGGCGAAGATGATGAAGAAAGTGAATTCCCGGAAGAGGATGATGAGGTGACCGACGAGACGGACTATCCCGAGGATAACGATCCCGCCATCTGAAATAGCAAGCCGTCTACGGGCGGCTTGCAGCAAAAAAATTGCCCGCGCGAGGCGGGCAAATCCATATAGCAGAACTCTCGTTACCATTACGTAAAGGGTATGCGCATAGCGCCTGGTTATATTCTCACCAGCCTCATCAGAAGGGAATGAGAGAGTCACGGGTGCGTCAAAGGAAATTCTTATAGGCAAAAAAAACCCGCTCGCGGCGGGTAAAATCGTTACATGGAATAATCCACATGCCTGTTAGGACGCTACCTAATAACAAAAGTTCGAGCGTAGCGGGAATTATCCTTTTTTTAGGCCGTTACCCTATCGCGATAACGGCGCCACTCCATCAGCGTCCCCAACAGAACCAGCGACTGCTCCGTTGAAGAGAGCAACGGATAATCCTCGTTCAAGGGCACCAGCTCAAAACTGTCATGGCTGCGCGCCCGATATTTGCGCGCCACCATATCCCGCTCGTTGCATAGCGCCAGCACCAGATCGCCCGGCTGCGGCGCTACTTCTGGATCGATAATCAGCAGATCGCCGCGCTGGCATTGCGGCGACAGCGCGCTGTCCCACAGCACTAACGCAAAGCTGGCGCCGGAGTAGTCGCGATCCGACTGCACACGCCGATGGATCTCGACCTGGTTAGCCTCTGATAGCCAGACTGAAACCTGCTCTCTCTCCAGCACCGGCAGTCCGCTTTGTGTCTGCGTTTGTACAGTAAAGACCGGTCCGTCGCCGTCAACCAGCCACGCAGGCGCGCAGCCCAGCGCCTCTGCCAGCCGCAACAGATTTTCTCCACGCGGCAGCGTCTCCTCTTTTTCCCACTGTGATATCGCCACATGAGAAACCGAAATTTTTTCCGCTACTGCTTTTTGCGTCAAATTCAGTGCCTTACGGCGGAAGCGGATACGTTCACCTGTTGTTTCTTTTTCCATCGTCTTGACATCTCCTGTGAGCCAGACTTAAGTATACTTAAGCTGTTAATTTAAGCAATCTTAAGTTTCGGCGAGGGAGGCGCTTTGCGTTTTACGCCTGACGTCAGCAGCCATTACCCGTCGAGGCACAGAGGTGAGGCATGGAAAGTAGTCTGATTACCAGTGTTGGCGCGTTAGTACTTGGGGGCGGAGCGGCTGCGCTTTTCTGGAAGCCGCTCATTGCAGGCATCGCCTCTATTGTCACCAGTAACCGTGCCGGTGGTGAAATTATAACCAGCTATAAGGAGCAAGTCCTGCTGCTGAAGGAGAGCAATGTGCTGCTCCGTCAGGAGAATGATGATTTGCGTATACGTCACGACACGAACCTGCGGCGGATATCTACCCTGGAAACCGATCTGCGTTTGATTAAAAACGCGCTCGGTATTTTGGTGGTGATGACTGATGCCGATCAAAACAGCAAGTTCCGTAATGAGATTGACAGGCTGATTTCCACCTTAGAGGAGCGTAGCGATGGCCGAGATACACAGTGAAATAAGACCACGGCTCCACAAGCGCAAATTAATGCTGGGCGTGCTGATGCTGGGCATGTCGATGCTGTGCGTTGTGATGACCATTCTCTTTTTATATGTCAGCAGCACCGCTAACCGACGCGTGGAGGAAATTCGGCGCGAATCCCGCGAGTCGGCTGCCCGGCGCGAATTAAAAGTGGATCAGCTGTCGAAGCAGGTCACCGTGCTGCAGCACAAGCTGGACGCGCTGCCCGACCAGACTGCCGACCAGACGGCGGATAAGGTCAAGCGAGTCGTGATCCAGGATGAATCCACTGTGAAGCCGTAACAGGAGAACCGCATGCGAATTTTTAACCTGATTGGGGAAGGCTTCCACGCCCTCCGATCGTTTATCAACACGAAGGAGTCTGCCATGACTGATAACAGCATCATTAACGCAACCGCACAAACTAGTGACGCCGATCTGCCGCAGTTTGCCGTTCCGGACAGCAACGTGCCGACCGATCCGCAGCTGCAGCGTTTATCCTCACCCTCTACGGTGGCGCCCGCCACCTCTGAGGAGACGCCGGGAGAAACCCATGTGGCGCCTGGTGCAACGGCGCAGCATACCCCAGCGCCGTCTGCCGATCAGAGCGCCGCAACGGATGCTGCCGCTGCACAGCCTGCGGATCAAGGCGTCGCAACGGACACCGCTGCCGCGCAGCCCGCAGATCAAAGCGCTGCACCGGATGCCGCTGCCGCGCAGCCCGCAGATCAAAGTGTCGCACCGGATGCCGCTGCCGCGCAGCCTGCGGACCAGAGCGTCGCAACGGACACCGCTGCCGCGCAGCCTGCAGATCAGAGCGCCGCACCTGACGCCGCTGCGGCACAGCCCGCGGATCAGAGCGCCGCACCTGACGCCACCGCCGCGCAGCCTGTGGACCAGAGCGCCGCACCTGACGCCAACGCCGCGCAGCCCGCAGATCAAAGCGCAGCAGCGGACGCCTCCGCTAGCCCACAGCCCCAGGCGCAGGCATCCGTGGCGGATGCCGCTGCCGGGCAGGCGAGTGCGCAGGCTGTTACCGACGCCGCGCTACAGCCGACGGCTGCCGCTGAGCCAGCAAGCAACGACGCTGCGGCGTCTACTCAGGCGAGTAGCGAAGGGGAGCAAAGCGAATTTAGCGCGTGGGTAAAAGATTTCGGCGCCGCGTTTGATTTCGTGCAGCAGGGGATAGAGCATCTGGGCACGGCCGCCAGAAAAGAGTTGGTTGAACTGGCGCGTAAATATCTGTAATGAACAGGCAAGCAAAATCGTAAAAGGGGACAACGCGTCCCCTGTTTTTTTCAGAATATCATTGTGCTTTTAGCCGGATCGGCATCCTGCTGGAGCCGAAAGCGAATCGTCATCTGCAGATCCTTTACCGGCTTATGCTTCTCATAGCGCCACTGGCTGACGGCAGCGATCACATAGGGCTCGAACAGGCCGCGCGGCTCTGACTGCAGGATGCGCATTTCGCTGACTTTGCCCTCCGCATCCACGTCAAAAGCGAAGCGGACGTAACCCTCAATATGATGGCTTAAGGCATAATAAGGATAGGACGGTCGCACCCTTTTTATCTGTTTGGGGATATTAGCGGCGTCAGGCGGTGAAGAGGCGCAGGCGGAGAGCAACAGCGAAGCGATAAGCAGTAGAGGAATTTTCATTTTAACGTCCTGTTAAAATTGCGATAAGCAGGAATGATAACCTTTCTCATCTTTACCTGCGAGCGTCGGGTCACGTCACTTCCGAATATTCTTAAGGCGGCTTCGTTATATTCCACTACCTTTAATCATTCACGCGAGATATTTATTGGTTAAAAAGGCAAAAGGAGAAATAGCATGAGTGATTCAGTGGAAACGAAAAGCAAAACTGACTACCTGCGCGATGTTACCTCGCAGCTGAAAGAGATGCGCCACTACGCGCAAACCAATACCGAAACGCTCTCCAGCCACTGGCTCGCGTTTGACGCCGGCGAATATAAAGATCCCGAGTTTGCCGGACGTATTGACGCGCTGCTTAACAAACAGGGCACGCTGCTGGACGACCTGGACGCCGCGATCCAGGATATCGAAATAGCCATTAACCACAGCGAGCAGGAGAAGTAATCCTGCTCTCTCTGGTGGCCGTCGCGCTTAGTCGGCCACCAGCCACATTTCCGCTTCTTCAAACATCTCTTCAATGATGCGCGCCAGCGTGGCTTTGTCGTTTTTACTCATATCGGTTTCGATTGCGTTTCGCTCCATCGGCTTAACGCGTACCTCAAGATCCGGAAAGACGCGCTGCACGCGCTTTTCCAGCTCCCGCAAAATCATCTCGCGCGCGCCCGGCAGGCCGGCGACGTTACGCCTATCGTAAATCAATTCCACAAACATACTGGTATTCCATACAGGGAAGAAATTCGCTGGCACATCATACTGTAAATCCAACCAGTGACAAGCCTCTCAGGCGCGTCAAAACGCTTTTTTTCGGCGTAACACGCAAACTGGCAGCAGGTGGTTCAGGCAGAGGGGGAATAAAAGAGAGACGGCAGCAGGAAAAAATAGAACCTCTGGAGGTGGAAATCCAGCAACACCTCCAGAGGCGGTGCAAGCGCACCATTCGTTCAAGGACAATCACGACCGAAGTCGTGCAGTAAACTTATACAAGTTTGATCAACTTGTACAATTTATTCCTGAACTATTTGACTGGTTGGAGGTGTTGCTGCCTGCAAGGGCTTAGAGTTCGTTTTTGATGCAGAACGCTTCCCAGCTCATTCCCAGCGATTCCGCATGGGATTTCAGATAATTTTCAATGGCTTCGGCGGCAACCGCTTTGTCCGGCTCGGCGAGCTGGATCGAGAAGATCATGCCGTCGAGGTTCTTCTGACGCAGAAAGGCGGCATAGATGCGTTCGGCATGCCACTCGCGCAGCTGGCGCAGCGACATATTGGCCTGGCGCGCGTCGCTCTCGGTCAGTTCATCAAGCGCGGCTTTAAAATCGGCGTGAGCGGTAAAAAACATCTCGCGCGCCTGCGCGTAATAGGCTTCTGGCGTTTTCAT